CGGCGGCAGGGTCTCCGCTGTGTATTCGCCCTCGTAGAGCGCCGCCCAACGGACGACCGCCGCCGTGCCTGTGCTTCCCGTGTCTGGCGAAATGTACACGTTCACCACTTCGTCCCCGGTCAGTCCATCCGGCTTTGTCAGCTTCAGCACCAGCGTGCGCTCCGCCGCGTCGCCCGCGAAATAGGCGGGTTCGCCGAAATTCGTCGTGCCGCTGCCGATGTAGACATACAACCGGCACGCCACCGGAAAAACGCCGCGCACCGCGAGCGTCATCACGTCGGCGAATCGCTTTGCTTCGATCTTCTGCTGGATACCAGCGACCCAGTTTGTCTTATCCGACACGATTTTCAGCCCGTCCGCCGCCTGTGAAACCGTCGTGCCGCTCGTCCGCATCCAGCGATCCACAGCATACCCGGTCGCGCCGTGCGCCCCGTTCACGCCCGCCTGCGCAATCGGGTGGACAAAATCGCTGTTGTCCAGCAGGTTGTACGGCTGGCCAAAATTATACTTGGCAATCTCAAGCGCCACATTTTCCGCGAGATTGTCGATGCTTCCGGTGTCGCCGCGCGGGATGGTCAGCGTAATAACCGGGTTCTCCGTCGTGCCGCTTTTGGCGACGCTTGCTTGTGTGCCCGCCTCGCCAGTGACAACTTTGACCGTAATATTCGGGGTTGCGCCTGTCGCACCCGTGTTGCCTTTATCTCCCTTGGGAATGGCAAAAGAAAGATTATAGTGCCCGTCCTCAAGCGACAAGTCTGCCGTCGGCGCAGCGCCCGCTCCGAGGCCGGATACCTGCACGGTCATGTTATCAATTTTCCCAGCAGCGGTATTTGCTGCTTTGGTTGCTGTGTTGGCGTTGGTCGTTGCCGTACTCGCGGCCTTGGTTGCATTGTTGGCGTTGGTCGTTGCCGTGCTCGCGGCCTTGGTTGCATTATTCGCGTTGGTCGTCGCTGTCTCTGCCGCCTTGGTTGCCTCTTTCATCGCGTCGATTCGCTTCAGCAGCTCGGCAAGGTCATAGATGATATAATCTCCGTCGATAACTGTACCCGCCGCGTTGGAAAAGATGCTGCTTTCGCCCCAAAAGACGGTATTGGTTACGCCGTCCAAGGTGACTTGGATGGTTAGCGCAAAAGGCCCGCTTTTCGCATAGCATCCTTTTTCAAGCGTCACACTCACCACATTGTCGGATGCCGTGCCCGGATTTCGCACCGTCACATCGTCGGCGTATCGGGTGAGATATCCCTCAACCTTCGCGCCGTTCGGAATGGAAACAGGTTGCCCGTTGCGCAAAAGCGGCACGTCGATTCTGTGGGCTTTTTCGTTTCCTGTGACAAACAGCGTTTCAAAGAAGGTCTTTCTGATTCCCTTGTTCAGCTCGACGGGCGGCATGGAGATTCGCGTTTCGATGGTATCGGCCATGCGTCAGGCCTCCTTTGCCAGCGTCAGGCGCACGCTTCCCGCTGCCGTGTCGCGCTGAATGCCTACAAGCTGAGAAAAGCCTTCATACATTTCATAAACGGCCTTGTCATTCCTGCCGGAACCAGTCTTTTTGATGCTTTTAAGGCCGTCAAAGTCAGCGGCGATTTCGGCCAGAGGCCGCGCATCCTCCATTTCGATGATGACCTTGCTCCCATCCCTGAAAGGAGAGCAGATAAATTCAATATCAAACGTTTTCCCCTTGCTCGTTTCGATTTTCATGGTCAATCGCCTCCTTCAGCTCTTTGATGGTTTTCCGGGTGATCTGGATAGCCGCGAGCAGGTTGTTCAGGTTCTGCTCGCCTTTTGTTTCCACTGATTCAAGCAGCAATCCGACGTTGCCAAGCTGAAAAATGATGTCTTCCACGTTCATTTTCCTCACTCCCAAGATACATAGTACATTTTCTCTGTGCTCACGCCGGAACACTCGTAAAATTCAATGTTCGTCGTGCCTGATGGAGCTCTTGCATATCGCTTTGTTCGGCTCACGCCTGTCACAACGGTCTTTTGCACCAAGGACAACCCGCTCCCGTTGACTGTCAAGTGGCTGCACTCAAAATTTGATGCGCTTAAAGCCCGCACATATAGATTGTCAGATATGCCGCTTTCAAAGTTGGAAAACTCCGTCTTCATCTGGTTGGCCGTGACATATCCATCCAGCGTGATTTTATCAGCTTTCAGCTCGATTTCGCTGTTTAGGCCGTCGAGCGTGATTTCCGCACTGGAAAGACGCGTTCCCAAGTCGTCCGTTACTGTCGCGTCCGCTTTGAGCTTGATATTGGCGTTCATGCCGTCAATGGCAACCTCCGCGCTTGTCACGCGCGTTCCGAGACTATCGACGATGTTTGCATCTGCCTTGAGCTTGATTGCGGCGTTCATGCCGTCAATATCGACTTCAGCACTGGTTACGCGGGTTTCCAAATCATCAACGAGCGTTCTGTCTGCCTTTAGCTTGATCGTTGCGTCTATGCCATCAAGGCGGATTTCCGCATTGCTTACTCGGCCAGTCAGCTCATTCTGGTCATGCGTCAATAGGTTAATCTGCGCTGTTTTCTCATTCGCTTCGATGATTGCCCAGCGCAATTTCGCTTCGGTTTTCTTTTGACTGCCACCGCCGCCGCCCCTTCGCCCTGTCCCTGTGACGGTTTCCACGGCCTCATCCGTCTTGACGTAGTTTTCCGTCAGTGTCCTCGGCGGCTCGCCGAAGGTGTATGTCGTACTTTCCGGGTTCAGCAGGTCAATTTCCATCTGGGTGCATGCCATTGTCAAATCCATGCCGTGCGGGTTGGAAAGGATATGCACCTTGTCGCCGATGTGAATGCTTGCCGCCGCGTTGTCGATAAAGTGCATATCAACCGCCGTCAGCGTAATCGTTCGCAGCAAGGCGCCCGTTTTCATAAATTCCTGCGCCTTGGTCAGCAGGGCGGAGGGGTCTTCTTCGTTGCTCCACGTCTGCGCTCGCCAGATTTTGCCGTACAGGCTCACCGCGTTATCGTCTTGGATGTACTCAACGCCGCCGTTGACCGAAGCGATAGAAACCGGGTCTTGCTCGTTGCCGTCGTCGTCCACACTGGAAGCACCGAGGGGCAGAAGCACCGTGAAGATATCCGCCGCGTCGAGTTTGTCCTTCAGCTCAAGCAAATTGACGCTGAAGCTGATTTCCCGCGCATCCGCGCCGCCCGGCTCTTTCAGCCAGTCCAGATAGGTCACGCCGCCAGCCGTCCGCGTCGCCAGATAGCCGCCGTATGCGCCAAGCAAGCGGTTTTCAATCGCGTCCGACGTGCTTTGATAGCTGTCGTCCTCGGCCTCCATCGTCAAGGCTTGATCGACCGCCGTAATATTGCCGACCGTGAAGCGCTTTTCCGCGTCCACCTGTCCATTGTGGCCGCTCACCAGCTCCCGGAAAAATGCCTGTACATTGCCGTTATAGCTGTACGGTTTTTTCAAACTGTCGAGCAAAAAAGAGCGGTCGCCCTCACAATAGACGCTCTTTTGATTGTAAAAGTCCCGCGTATCATCCATCACGCGCCCCCGGAAGATGATGTCGCCGTCTTCTTCCACCGTGATGATGGATTTCAGCTTTTTGATGCTGTTATAGAGCAGATTTCCCGGCGGCATGACGAAGGACAGCGAACCCGCGCCGTTCACATCCAGCTTCAGCTTGGGCGTGAGAATGTCCGTTCCCGCGCTGTCCGCATTATCCGCCCAGAGCAGCGCACCGTCCACGTATATCTTGTACATCACAACCGCCTCCCCGTGCCGAAGCGCTCCCGCTTGTACGGTTCAACCTCTGCTGTGATGGTCAGCGTCGCGGCCTTCTTGTCTGCTTCCAAGTCGCCCACAGTGACGCGCCCTTCGTAGTAATAATTCGCGTCGTCGTCAAGCGTGATCTTGAGCCGCTTTCCATGCAACGCCGCGAGAATTGCCGAATAGGTGATAGGCCAGCGTTCCCGCTCATCAATCATCAGAAATTCAAAGCTCATCTGGCGCGGCTCATAGTGAACCGCTCCCGTCAGGCTTTCCGTCAGGTCAATCACCCGGTCAGAACCGGGAACCTGAATCAATTTTGTTTTCGGTGTCGGAGGACTGATGACAGGGCGGCTTTTGAGCACAAGCCCCCAATCCCGATAGGAGTGTTTTTCTCCGAAAATCACGCCCATCATGGTCAATTCCTCCTTCCTTTGCGTCCGCTGATGGTGCCGAGCTGCTCGTCCATGCGCGGCGCAAGCTGGCCGACCAGTACGCCGGAATCAAGGACGATTTGCTGGCCGCCGCGCGTATTAGCGACCATCTGCTGCATCAGGCCGGAAAGAGCATTGATGGCCGTTTCAAGCCGCCCGACCTCCGCGCTGCCCATTGTGCCGCTTCTCCATGCGTCGGCGTTCGCCCGGTTGAGCACCGTTTCGCCGTAATGCAGCCGCGCCAGATAGCCGTCGCGCGGGACGAAATCAAGGCCAGTTGCAGAGCCGTTTGAACCTACAGACCCCGGAATATTTCTTCCGCCGCCTGTCCCGATTGAAGAACCGCCGCCGAACGACGTACTGACATTTGCGTTGATATTGAAAATTCCCGCAATGCTGCTCTTTACGCCGTCCCACCACGAGCGGATGCTGTTCGCAACTTCTGAAGCGGAGGGAAGTTCCACTTCAAACATGGATTTGAAAATGTTGCCCGCCGTTTTCAGCACATCGTCCCACCAGGTTTTGATATTTGCCGCAACCGTTCCAAAGTCTTGAAGTTCAATACCGAATGGCGCTTTGAAAAAATCCTGAATGGCTGGAAGGGCTTCATCGTCCCACCATTGCGCGGCTCTCAGCGCAAGATCATTCCAGTCAGGCAAATCAATCCCGAAGGTTGCCTTAAAATAATTCTGGATTTCCGGCCAGATTACATCATTCCAGCCGTTGGCGATTTTTGTTGCAAGATCGCTCCAATACGGAAGATTGAGTTCAAAAATCGCTTTGAAGAAGTCATGAATGGCAGGCCACACCACATTATTCCAGCCATCAGAAATCTTTTGCGTTAAATCCGTCCAGCTTGGCAATTCAATTCCGAAGACTGTTTTGAAGAAATCCTGAATAGCTGGCCAAATAACGGTATTCCATCCTGTCGAGATGTCCGTGGCAATTTGGCTCCAGTCAGGCAAATCAATGCCGAATATCGCCTTGAAACAGCCCTGAATCAGCGGCCAAACCACGCTTTGCCACGCCGTACTGATGGTATTGGCAACCGTCGAAAGGATGGAAGGAATATCATCAACCAGTTTTGATAATGCCCCAAGGATTGCTTTTCCAAGATTAACGACCAGATTCCCGATGTTCTGCCCGATATTCTTGAAAAATTCGCCATTGCCAACGGACAAGTTTTTGAGATAGGAAACGATGTCCGCGCCCATTTTCTTGAACGCTTGCGGCAACGCCTTGAGGTTCAACCCGTCTTCAGTGAATACGTCCTTAAAATACCCGGCAACTTTATCAAGGCCATTGGAAAATCCCGTCATGAAGGCTTCGGTCTTTTTCGTCAGCCCCGGCATGATCTTGTTCAGCGTCCGCATCGCCGGAAGAATGAGCTTTTCAAGAATAGGCTTGCCGATAATTCCTTTGAGCTGGCGCATGTGCTCGTTCAGGTTTGCAAGGACGTTTGCATATTCCCCGGATTCCTTCGCCGCCTGTCCCGTTGCACCGGATTGCGCCATCATATCCTTGGCGTATTGCAGGCGCGTCGCCTGTTTGGTCGCTTCATCCAGCGACGACCATGCCTTTGTATTTTTGACGATGCCGTTTTTGACAGCATAAGCCGCCATCTGCGTATCGTTGGCAAACAGACCGATTGCCTCGCCTCCTTCATAGCTGCCGTTGATAAAGCTGTTCAGGTGGGACATGGATTCATCCAACGATTTATCCCAGAAGGCCGACGCATCCGCAGCAATCGTCAAGCCCTCTTGTGCAAGAGAAGTTGCTTCATCCACGCCAAAGCCCAAGCCCTTGAATTTCGCCGTCATGCTGGTCATGTAAGGCGTGAGGCGAGAAGATACCATGCCCGTCTCGCTGGCGACCTTATCCATCTTCTCCTGCGCCATATAGGCGTAATCGCCCATAATCTGCTCAAAAGATGCCTGTTCCGCCGCGATACTGGCGTAGGTTTCAGCACAATCTTTTCCAAAGTCCTTGATTTTGTCCACGGCAAAGGCCGCCACAACCGCCGTACCGACTTTCTTGGCCAGACTTCCAATTTTGCCGAAAGCGGCCTCCATCGTATTCGATAGGCCGCTCGCTTTGTTTCCCGTGTCAGATATCGCCTTATTTGCTTTTGCGTTGTCGATTGCAATGGTGCCGAAAAGTTCAAAAATGTTCATAGGCTTCACCGCCCATCTTCCATAAAAAAGTTTTTATCGTGTGTTTCCCCTCATCGTGTGGGTCAGCCTGTCGTTCATGCCCGCGTCAAACAGGGGCAGAAGCTCGCCGACCAGCGCACCATTGGATAGCCTCACATCCTTCGGCATGATGCGCCGGAGAAAGTCCATCAGCAGCCCGTTTTGCTCAATGAGCGTTCGGATGATGGCCTCGTTATCCTGCCGCACCGCTTCCCGAATGTAGGTTTGCAGCGTGTCGATTGGGGCAATGGCCTCTTTCCCGGCCTCCCCGCCGCCGAGCAGCGTGTCGCCCATCGCGCCGAAAATAGTAGGCTTGTCAAGGATGCCGCCCTCGGCGTTCCACTTCACATTAAAATTCGGCAGCTTTCCCTTGCCAGCGATTCCGAAAGGTGCTTTTCCTCCGCTGACGGAAATTTTTGGAATTTTCAGGTTACTGAAGATTTTTCCGACCTTCAGCGGGAAAAAGCCCTTGATTTTGTCAATCACGCTTTTCACCTTTTCCCGCGCATCGTCCATCTTGTCGGTGATGGCGCTTTTGATCTTCCCGAAGGAATCCTGAACGGTTTTCACCGCGCCTTTCAGGTCGTTGAATTTGCTCTTAATCCACTTGGTGGCCGAACCGCATGCGGATTTGATTTTATCCCACATCGAAATCCAGAAATTTCGGAAACCCTCGTTGTTTTTCCACAGGTACAGAAAACCAGCCACAAGAGCCGCAATCAGCGTGATAATAATGCCGATGACGTTTGCCTTCATGGCGACGTTCAGCGCCTTCATGGCCACGGTGACGAGCTTGATGGCAGCCGATGCTTTCTTCATCGCGCTGGAAAAGCCCATCACGGCCACAAAGCCGGAAACCGCGACCGTCGCCGCGACAACGCCCGCCTTCATGATGTCCACCGTCGTCTTGTTCTCCTTCATCCATTTGCGCATGTCCTTGATTTTGCGGATGAAGGATTCGAGCTTTGGGACGGCAGCCTCAACCATGCCCGCAACCGCGTTTTTAACGGCTGTCAGGATAGGTTCACCCACGCGTCCAAGCTCGGCCATTGCGCCGTTGAGCCTTTCCTGTGCCCGGTTTGCATCCATCACGTCCTTGTTGGTCTTCTTGTACTGGTCAGATGCGCTCTTATAGGTATTGTTTAGGGTTTCCATAATGAGCTTCTGGCGTTCCTGCTCGGTGGAGCACTTGGCCAGCTTGTCATTAAATTCATCCTCGGATATGCCCGCCCAGTTCAGCGCATCCGCGAGCGGCCCCGTCACTTCGCCGACCTTGGCCGTTTCGTTCGCCGCTTCCGTCAGCCCCTCAATAGGGAGTGAATCGCCGAACGTCGCAAAAACGCCCGTGCAGATATCCGTCCACGTCTGCAAATCCTTTTCGTTGTCCGTCATCACAGCCAGATGGTTCGCAGCCTCAACGGAAACGTCCGTTTCGCCGAGCACGGCCTGTAAATCCTGATAGGTCTTTTTCGCCGCGTCGGAGGAATGGCCGTTGGTTACGAAGGCCGTGTCCAGCTTGCCCATTTCCGTCCGATATTCCCGGCTGCCCTCAATGGCCGCAATCCACGCCGTCCCCAGCGTCACGCCCGCAGCGACAACAGCCTTTCCGACCTTCAGCGCCGCGCCGCCAATCTTTGAGAAGGCGGATTCCGACTTTTTCCCAGCGCCGTCCGCTTTGGCCGTCGTTTCCTCCAGCGCCCGATTGGCCTGTTCGTTGTCAATCGCGATTGTCCCCAGAATCTTGAATAGCTCCACCTCTTGCACCCCCAGAAGGGTCAAAGCCCGTCAGCATGTTATACGATTGCGAGACGGTGCTCTTGATTTCTTCCTGCGTTGGTGCTGCTTTCGCGTCCGATTTGACAGACGCGCGGAAATCTGCATAGGATTGGTCGAAAACCCGATGCAGCCAAATCTTCCAGAGCGTTTCATCTTCCTGCTCTTTGTTGTAAATGCCGACGAACTCATTGACGAACTCTTCCAGCCGTCCGCCCCGTATCATCCCATTAAGCAGGGTGAGAGGGGAGGCATAGCGCCGGAAAATCAAGTCAAAGAATTGCACGTCGTTTATTTCAACAATCCGAGCACATCCGCGAAAAAATCGGGGAATTCCTTTTTTCTGATGGTGTCCTTGACCATCGCCATGAACACGCGAGACGGAAGCGCGGCGATTTCATCCGCCTTCATTCCGGAGAGCGCCGCAAGCAGGGCATAGATTTCGGCTTTGCAATCCGGCAGATGGTCGATAATCACGCCCGCGACTTCCAGCATCACGGCCACGCCGACGCTCGCCATCTCGTTTTCTTCCGCCTTCTTCCCCTCGCCGCCCTGCATCGCGGCCTTGATAGCCTCACGCACCTCCGGCGTGGCAAAGCAGTTTTTCATTTCCTTGATGCCGATTTTGCGGATGACGTTGACGACCAGAAAGATATCGTCCGCTGTCAAATCGCGCAGCGTATACTCAACGTTTTCCATGTGCCTCTCTCCTTTTTATAAAAATCGGGCAGGGAAGCAGCCCCCGCCCGGTTGGTTTCTGATTAGGTTGCCTTGGGATAGTAGATGTGCCACGGCAGCGTTTCAAGGTCGCCGGAAAGCTCGGCATAGCACTCAAAGGTGAATTTACCGACCGCGCCTTCCTTGTTTTTGCTCTCCGGCTCAAGGCCGCTCGTGCAGAGCGCATTGTCGAGGATGGCGATGATCGGCTCGCCGTCAAGCGTTGCGCCGACAAAGGCGATGTTTTCCCAATAGTCGCCCTCCACGATGTCGGCCTTGCTCTCGATGAGATCATACTTTGTATCGGCAGACGTTCCAGCATTGCCCAGCGTCGCCGCCGTGATGACCTCCTTGGACAACTCCAGCAGATTGACCTCCATCGTGGCCGTTTCGCCCGTCTTCTTGTTCAGTCCCTTGGCGGAGACAAACACGCCGTCGGCCTCGACCTTCGTGATTTCCGGCACGATGGAGAGCTTGCTGCCGCCGCTCGTCGCGCCGATGATGCTTGCTTCAAAGTTCCACTTGTCGCCCTCGTACTTCAGACCCTTGTGAATCGTGCCAGCACCGAAGAGGATATTCTTGGGCGTGTTTGCCGACACGCCATTGATACCCGTTTTCATATCAGTTCACCTTCCATTCCTGTATGGTCAGATTGATTTTAATGCTTTTCAGCTCCGCGTCGCCCGTCGGCACGGGATAACCGCCGCCGTAGAAGATGGCCAGCCCCGTCCCGTCCGGCAGGATGGTCGTAACCGCCACGCTCTTTTCGATGGCGGCCTTGTCCTTTTCCAGCAGCCCCCAGTCTCCGCGCGTAAAGCCCCGGATGATGAGCGTTGTTTCCTGCCGCCCGTCCTCTTCAAGCGTCGCCATTGGGGTTTCGGTATACTCGCCGACGAAATAGCGGTCGCCCGGAGGCTTGCTTTTCCATTCCATGAAGGCGTATGGGATAGAAAGGCTGTCCATCAGGTTATTGATGTATTTCATCGTTTCAGTGGTCATTCTTCCATCCTCTCCTTCAGCTTTGCTTCAAGGTCGGCTTTAGCCTTCGCCTGATTGCCCTTAAATGCGTTTTCAAGCGTATGGCTCGGTCTGCGGCCATTGGTGACGATGGCCTCTTTCTTGTACCGTGCGCGGATATAAGCAGCCATCGCAAGCGCTTCTTCTTTTGTTGCGTATGTCTGGCCGCCTCCCATGGTAGGCTGTCCGGGGCAGTAAATCCACCAGCCTTTTCGACCGTCGCCGTGAACCGCGTATTCGCCTGTTCCGAACTCTTCCCAATATCCGGCCTCAAGAGGTGTTCCGACTTGCGCCTTGCCCGCGCTGTCGTCCGTCTGGAAGCCATAGGAGCCTTTGAGCTGCTTTCCCGCGTCTTCATCCATCTGGCAGTTTCTCGCCGCCGTGGAGGCGATTTCCGCCGCCCATGCGTTCAACCATGCGATAGTGGTTTCATCAAGCGCCGCCTCGACCTCCAAGCTCATATCGTTAAAGACGACATTCGCCATATCACTGTCCCCCAGTGTATTTGAGATAGATTTCAAGCTGACTTCCCGCGCCCAGCTCCATCGGGTTGTCAATCACCATCACGTCGTAACGCTTGCCCGCAATCGTCACCCGTGCATTTTCAGCCGTCACGTCATCCGGCAGCGGCTTATAATCCGCAATGAATACGTGCGTGGATTGCTGCACCTTGGCGGAAAATACCGTATAACGGGAATCGCCGGAAGCAAGATCGAGCCAGCCGCGCAGTCTTGCCGCCTCCTGCCAGCTTTCAATATGCTCGCCGATTTCGTTCTTGGTCACTGTGCGCTTTTCGATGATGGCCGTCAGGTTGCCGCCAATGCCCTTCATACGCGCACCCCCTGACCGAATCGCGCCTTCATGTAGGGCTTTAGGAAGCCCAGCAGCGCCTTCGGGAATCCGGCAATGGAATTGTCGCCGGACATATCGAAATAAGACACAGAGTGCCGGGAGATGGTTTCAGAGCTGATACCCACCTTTTCCCGGTTATTCAGTTCCCATTTCATCATGTTGACCACGCCCATCTTGATATCGGCGGGGTAGATGACGCGCGTCACGAGAACATCCCGCTCGTCGTAGGTCTTTTCTTTGAGCGTGACGGTTGCGTCATCCGCTGCCGTGATCGTATAGAGGCCGTCGTTCAGCTCGGAATCGCTGATTTGCAGCGTGTCGCCGACATCAAAGGGTTGGAGCGCCTCCATGTAGAGAAAGCCGCCCACAACGTCAGCCTCGCGCCGCGCCGCCCGCTGCTGGAAATTGTTGTTCGTATAAGCGCGAATCAAAAGCTCCATCGCCCGCAGCTTTTCTTCCAGCACGTCGTCGGTTTCGTCGGTTTCGATGTGCTTTCGTAGCGCCTCGACCGTCAAAATCATTCCATCACGCCCTTAATCGCTTCGAGGATTTCCGCCTTTTTCTTGGCTTCACCGAGATCAATGCCGCGCTGCTCGGCAAATTCACGCAGCTCGGCGACCGTCAGCTCTTCCAATTTGGTTTCGTGGGCTTGCTGCTCGTCCTGCTGCTCATCCTGTACCGCCGCGATGCTGTCAAGCCGTCCGGCGCATTTCGCCTTGACGGACAGCTCGGAAAGCGTAAAAAGGGGAGAAGGGACGGAGAGCTGAACCTCCGCCCCAACCGTAAAGCCCTTTTCGTCCCAGCGCACCGCGTAGGTTTTGCCGTCGTCGGCGTACAGGTAAGGCAGCCCGTCCACAATCACAAATCTGTTCATGTTTCGGGCGCTCCCTTCTTAACCGTTGGACTTAATCAGGCCGATCTTGACGTTCTTGTGGTTGAACTTCAGGCTGTAATTGCCGGAAGTGCCCAGCTCTGCGAACGTCGGGGATTCCTTGGCAATGCTGTCCACCGCGAGGGAAAGGCCGTTCGGGTGGAGAACCTTGCCCTGCTTGGTATAGAACAGGTCAGTGCCCGCCGCCGTCTGCGGGTCGTAATTGGTCGTATACTGGTTCTCGTAGTTGGTCTTATCGGCAGACAGGAAAGCACCTTCGCCGAAAAGATACGTCTTGTAGACCGGGAAGCCCGTCGTGGTTGCGTCCAGCGTGTAGTAGTCCGTCACGAGGACGTGCTTGCCGCCGATGGTCGGCAGGTTGATTTCCTGCTTGATCGCGCCGTTGACAACGTACTTGTCATACTCGACGAGCGCCAGCTTCTTATACGCGGCGAAAATCTTGCTGTGCATCACGACGAGGCCGAGGCCGCCCGCCATGTCGCCGAGCGCCGCCTGTTCCGCGTCAATCAGCGTCGTCTCGTTGATCTTGTTCGCGTCGGCGATGGTGCCCGTCGTGATGGAGAGGTCGGTTACATGGTCGGAAAGCGCGGAAACGCCCATGACCGCCTGTGCAACGTTCATCAGTTCGTTTTCCCAGACCTGCGTATAGTAGCCCTGCACGCTGGCCTTGATGCGGGAAATCGGGTCAGCGCCCGTCAGCTCCTTGGTGAAATCCTTGGCCTTGAAAGCCTTCATGCGCTGAATCAGCATCAGCGTCTGCTTGCTGCCGGAAATCTCAACCGGGGTGTTATCGGTCATGCCGTCGTTGTTCAGAGCGCCCATGTTGCTGTCATGGATGTTCAACGGGGTATAGATCGGCATGGTCGCCACGTTGCCCTTCGCGCCGATAGCGTCCATGATGCTCTGGTCATTGCGGATAACGCCGGAAGCCAGAATCGGGTTGCTCCAATACTCGGCCTCGGCCATCATGTCGGTGAAAACTTCCTCGTCAAAATAGAAGCCGCCGAAAAGTCCAGTCCTTGCCATCTTATATCATCCTTTCTTGTCGTTACTTGGAGAGCTGCTTGTAAAGCGTCTCGTTCTTCTGCTTCAAGGCCACGCGCTGCTCATAGCTCATGGTTTTGAAGCTCTCCTTCGTCGGGGTCGGTTCGCCGCCGTCACCGCTCTTGAGCTTGTTGGGCTGATAAATCTGATAGCCGTCGCCGTTCCCGCTTTCCGTTTCAAACATGGTCGGGAACTGGGTTTTCAGTCCGGCCAGCTTGTCGTCCCAGCCCTTGATTGCGCCGTTATCGTCAAGTGTCAGCGTTTCGCCGTCGTGCTTGAGCTTTTCGTTCAGCTTGTACGCGAGATAATCCACGTCCTTCGCCTTGCTGGAAAGCAGCTCGACCTTGATGGCCGCTTCGAGCTTGGTCTTTTCAAGCTCCGCCTGAAGCTGCTGCACCTGCGTTTCATACGCCGTGATCTTCTGCTGCAAACCTTCCTGCCCCTTGGTGCCCTTCTTCAGCTCTTCGATGAGCGCGTTTGCCTCGGTGAGCTGCTGCGCAGTCGCGTCATTCTGGGTTTTCAGCTTGCCGTATCGGATATCAAGGTTTTCCTCGCCCGCCGTGAAGATTTTGTTTTCCTTCATCGCCGCGAGAATGTCGGCCACGGTTTCGTCAGAAATGCCCTTCGCCTTGAGAATTTCGTTGATCGTCATAGATGCCCCTGTCCTTTCTGATATACGCTTTTAACGTGGGTCGTCCACGTTTTGAGACAGCGCCCGCTTTTACGTCCCGGCGCTGGACGATGCAAAAAAGGCGCGTTGTGCGCCGTTATGCCTTTTTCGGGATTTTGATGGTTTGCCCAGCGAGAATCTTGTCGCTCTGCATGCCGTTGAGCTGCTTGATCTCTTTGTAATGGTTGCCCCTGCCAAGCCGCTTTTGAGCGATGCGCCAAAGCGTGTCGCCCTTCTTCACGGTGTAGAGCGTATAATCCGCGCTTTCTTCGGGTTCTTTGGGTTGTTCCTGTTCCGGCTCTGCCGCTGTCTGTACGCCATACGCCGGACGGCCATAGCCACAGATTCGACCGTGGGAGAGGGGATAGCTCTTTTTGAAAACTCCGCCGCCGTTGGCGACCACGCCGCTCGCGCCGGATGTATTGCCTTCGACCGTATAGACGCGGCTCCCATCTACCTTGTAGACAAGGCCAGTATGGGTTTCGCTTCCGTAAGTGCCAAAGAAGATTTGGTCTCCAACCTGTGGGGAATGGAAGAACTGTCCCTTTTGCTCGTAGTATTTACGGCTCCACTTGACACCAGCGCCCGCGTTGTTCTTTCTCACCGTCGGCTGGAAGGTCATCTTCAGCGCCGCCAGCTTGCCGTATGCCTGTACAAAGCACCAGTCAACAAACACGTCGCACCATGCCACGCCTTGCTTTCGGCCATTGTAGAAGCTGATAGCGTCAAGGTCGCGCGCATATTTGGTGATATTCGCATCTCCGGCGTTGGCCGTCTTATCGTCCAGCGCGTTTCTGCTGGCCTTTTCCAGATAGCCGACCTCCGCGAGGGCGATATTCAGCACCTTTTGTCGGTCATACATCTTCATCCGCCCCTTCGTCGAGCGTGTCCAGCTCTTCCGGCGTTTCTTTTTCGTCCTTGCACTCCGGCAGTCCGGCAACGGAGGTCAGCAGGGAGAGCACGCCCGCCAGCGCCGCAGAGGACGCGACAAGCGCCCAATTCACGTCGCCCATAGCGGCAGACGAGCCGATGGTTGCGATGGCCGCCTGTGCCACCGTCTTGATGGCGCGGATTCCGGCAGCCTTAAACCAAACTTTGAAGCAGGGTTTCATGGTTCATATCTCCTTTCAAATCCAACATAAAAAGACAGCCGCGTTTGACTGTCTTTTTTGTATGAAAAAAGCACCATTCGATTGAACGGTGCTTACTTCAAAACCTTTTTGATATCATCAATTTTGATTTCTTCCGTGTATGTGTCTCCGTCTTTATCTATATCGGCCAGAAACGCGCGGCCTTCGTCGAAAATCTCAACGATAGAAGCCCGGTTTCCATCCTTCAGGAGAACGCGGTCATATTGTTCGATTTTCATTCCTTCGGCCTCCTTTTCGTTACATAGATGCTCGTCATTCTCTTGCCGCCGTTCCCATCATCAATCCACGCAGTCAGCACATTGGCCTGTTTTCCGTTCAGGCCAGTGAGCAAAAGGATTTGTTCGTATCTCATGCCGTGGCCAGCATCGCCTTTTTCGATAAATGCCTCATCGTCAAGGTGATCGAGAACATCCTGTACAAGGGTTTCAGCATCGCGCAGCGTATAGCCCAGCGCCTTTTCAAAAGCAGCAGCTTTGTCAGGCGCTTTTTGCGGGTTCAGAGCATAGTCAGATAGTTTCATTTGGGGAATGGCGAGTTTGCGCTTTCCTTCGTATCTGATTATACCACTTTTCCCAGTATTTTCAACGGTTTCAGCCGCTTTCATGTACTTCTTTTTGAAGTCCTCGAAGCTCTCCGTCTTATCCAGCCCGAAGAACTCCGCCCGTTGTTTCAGCGTCGCCAGCTCGTCCGCATCCAGCGCCGCCCGTGCGCGGGTCAGCGCCACGCAACGGCAGTTGCAATCTTGCGACGGGTCGCCGAAAGCGCCCGGAATATTCACCTTTATTCCGTTCACCTCGAAGGGTTCATCCGTTTCCCGGATTTGCCCATCAAGCGCCCGGTGCAGAGGCCGCGTCTTTCCGTCAAGGCTTGCGTCCCATTGCTTCACAACATCCGCGCCCTTGGCCTTTGCAGCCTGTCGCGCGTCCTCGGTGGAGGCTTGCTGTATCCTGTGGCCTTCCGTGCGGACAATGCGCTTTGCGTTGGCAAGCGGCAGCGTGGAAAACATAGCCACGTTCCGCGCGATCTGGTCATAGGGCAGCGAAGAAGCAAGCCCTCGCGTGATTTCCTCGCGGACGTGTTTCTTCAGCTTGTCCATATCATAGCCCAGCGCCGCGTACAGGTTGGTGGATAGCTTGCTGTCCGTGACAACCGCTTTCACCGCCGCCCGCTGGTCAATGGGCGTTATGATGGGGATTCCCTGCCCGTGCAAGACGTACATCGTGCCGACATACGCTTCCGTGTAGCTGTGGGAAAGATAATCCTGAATGCTGCTGAACTCATCGCCTTGCAGCTTATCCAGAATAGCCTCGATTTGCGCCTTGAGCTCCTTCTGGTACTGGATTTGATAAGCCCGCGATTGCGTCAGCTCATCGCTTTGCAGCATCCTGATTTTATCGTTGATGTCCCGCAGCGCCCGTGCATACTGGCGCTTGAGATCGAGCAGCACGGCCTTTTCGTTGTCAAGCTGGCTTTGGATGACCTCTTTTTCAGCCTTATTCACCGGAAATCACATCGCTCTGCTCGCCGTCCCCCGGTTGCTCCGTCTCTTCAGGCTTAACCAGCATCCCTGTCAGCTCGACATAATCCTCATCGCTGATGCGACCCATCAGAAGGAAAAGGTCGAGCTTTGCATACATATCATCGTATGTATAGCGGCCCTTGGTAATCAGGATTTTGCAAAGTCTCGCGGTCGTGCTCATGTTATGCCTCCAATTCTGCCGTAAGCTCGGCGTACAGGTCATTGATGGTCTTTTCGGCTTTTCTCACGTTGCATTTGTAGGTTACTTCCAGCCCCGCGCCATCCGTGGCTTGCAAGACGGTCGTCGGCGCGTAAGCGGTAAGGGCTTTGTAGGCGGCGAGTTCGGCGGGGGTGAGCGGGGTTTCAACGGAGGTGGCAAGGATTGCATTTTGTTCGGCAAGCGTTTTTGTGTTGTCAAAAGAGGTTTTATCAACCCTCTGCACCTTCACCCCCCTTTCCAAGTCCACCTCGTCGCACACCCATTTCTGGCCTGTCGGGTCAGTGTAGTTGCCGCCGGAAGTGACAGGGATGCCAGGTAAGCCGTTGGGCGTTTGTAAAACAAGAAGCTGTTCACGATAGGGTTCATATTCCGTGGCTTCCGTGCCAATTTCCAGTTGGATCGATGTTTCATAATCGATCGTTTCACCTTTCTTAAATCCTTTCTGATAGTAAACCACTGCTCCTGTGCTTCTTTCCGGAATATTTGAACCTGCATATTTTCCGACTCCTTCTTCATCGTAGGCGTATACCATCACACCTGTTCCTTTCGGGGTAATAGTATATCTTTTGTTTGGGTCGAGTGGAATCGGGTTATCTTTATAAATTAACCATCTTGTAAAAAGCGTGTCTTTCGTTGCTGTCCCTTTTATTGCAATAGTTGTGGATGTACCCGTAAAAAGCAATCCATTCTCGCTATAATGCCCAGTCCATGCAGCGTGATACAGATTTTTCCCCGTGACTTTCATCGTTATAGACCCGCCGTCACCCGCACTCACAATCGGCACCGGGTTATCCGGGCTTGGTGTGCCGTCCTGCGTACTCTTGCCGTAGACGTGCAACGCTTTGAGTGCTTTCCCGCTGATGCAGTTTTCCAGCAAGAGAGGATTGCCGGAAAGCGTCACATCCTCGCCGGATGCGGCCTCGAAAAGAATCTTATCCTCGATTGTGATGGGTTCGGGCAGCTCGTCATCCCATACGCCCGCCATTGCCGCCACGTACTTTTCAAGGCGCGTGTTGGGCTTTGGCGGCACGATGGACTTATCGCGCACGGATGCAATCAGCTTTTCGAGGGTCGTGTGCAGCTCTGGCCGGGTGTCCAGATGTCCGCACGCATAGCAGCAGCATTTTTCCAAATTTCTCAACGGTTCCGGCATATCTGCCGAGCTATCCGCCAGCACCCGCAGAAATCTTTGTAATCTTGTAATCGGTTCAATGCTCATGGTTCATCACGCCTATTCTTCCAGATTTGCGTTGTCAAGCTCTTTTTGCACCTGATAGAGCGGCAGCCCGGTTTCGTCCTCCTTCGGCACTTTGTCCTTGATCTCGTCATAGTCGATTTCAAGCTGCTCGCAGATGAGTTTCAGCCGGGTTTCGTCGTCGATGGTAGATGCGAGGCTCAAAATGGTGTTGATCTCCGTCTCCCGGCGCTTGGCTTTGGTCAGCTCAATGGTTGCCTGTTCCTCTTCGTTGACGATGGTTTCACGCTTAAAACAGAAGTAAACGTCCGATTGCTGATAGTCCGTGCCGTTATCATGGTTAATTTCCGCAAGCACGATTTTCAGCATCCGGCGCATGAATTGCTTCAAGCGGATTTCGAGCATGTTGCACTTGAGATCGAGCAGGGAATAGGCCGCCTTGATGGCGATGCTCACCGTCGCGCCCGTATCTTTCAGGCTTTCCATGTTCACACCCATGCCAAAGCGGAAGATGTTCTTTTCGTCGGTCTCCATCTTGGCCTTGCGTGCCTCAACGGGAATGTCTACCGTTTGCACGTTGACGTTTCCGCCTTCGCCCACGCCGACAACCTTTTTCGCCCGGATATTCTGCATCAGCTCGTCGAGATTGTCCCCATCAAAGCCCGTGACGACATACAGCGCCTCGTTTGTGCCCTCGATATTGTTGGAGAGGCCGCAATTCATCACGTCGTAATCGTCAATCATGGATTTGATGGTGGCAATGTCGCTGCTCTGCTTGCGGTTGTTATCCAGCCGAATAAAGGGGATTTCCCCATAGCTGTCCATATAGAGCTTTTCGCCCTTCTGATAGAGGGTGTGCGGCCTTGGGTTGTCCTTTTCCGATTCATCCAGCGTAATTTCGCCGTCCTCGATCTGGGTATAAAACCAAGTCTGCATCTTGTCCCACACCTGAATCCGCTTGATGGCGCGGGAATCCTTGTCGAATCGGTCAATGTACCAGTAAATCAGATAATCGCACTGGTCAGCCGTTTCTTTGGCTCGAACCTCGACCACGCCGAGGCTGTCCGCCGCCTGAAAGTGCGTTTTCCCGTCCTCGCCCTTGAAGGCATAGGCGTATTCAAAGCCCTTGACGATGCTCCCCGTCAGGATTTCGTTCAGCTCTGCAATGAAATCCTCGTTCTCGTTGAAGTAATTGTCAAGCTCACTTTGCAAATCCGGGTCATCCGAGCGGATAAAGCCATCATTGCAGGATAGCAGGTATTGAACCGCTTGGTCTGCCAGCTCTTTGAAGAAGGGGTGCGGGATTTTTGTGTTTACACTGATTTTATCTTCTTCCAGAACGCCGTCGGCATTGAAAAAGAAAATCCTCTTTTTCAGAATATCGTGCTGGCCTTCATAGTACCGCTGGCCGACCATCGCAAGCTGTTTTTTCCTGCTGCATTTGTCAGCCTCGATAAACGTTCTGATTTCCTCCACCGTCAGCATCGCCATCACCGCCTTTTCCGTCATCATCGCCGTTCATGGCGTGAATAGCCTTCCCGATTGCAATGCTCAGAGCAAAGGAAGCGGCCAACCATGCCAATCCGCCCAACAAAACGCTCATATTCTCATCCTTTCATGTCATCCAGCCTCGCGCCTTCCGCCAGCTTTCCACGCCGTACCGCAGCGCGGCCATCGCGTCATCCTGAAAGGCCACGGGTTCATCCAGATATTCGCCCGTTTGCTCGTTCTTTTGCCATTTCCATTGTTGCAGCTCCTTGATCGTGTTCACGCATGACGGGTGAACGTATATGTGACGCTGCTTGAGCCAGTCGATTTGTGCCTTGATAGAGCCTTTCGCGCCGCCCTTGTCAACGCCCTTGGCGCGATATCCGGCTTTCTTCCACATGCGGATTCTGTCCGGCTCTGCGCTGTCACACCACATCATTTTGTTTCTCGGAACTTCCGTATCATCCGCCATCTGGATGATTTCGGATGTGTCCTTCTCAAAGACGTATATCTCCCGCATGATGTAGATATCGTCATCCTTCTCGCCGAGCGTCAAGATGACGTTGGCATGATTAAAGCCGAAGTCCTGCCCAATGGCGACATCGTGATAGTCCTTCATGTCTTGGGAAATCTCGCTGACCTCCCAGTTGTGAAGAATCAGACCGCCAATTTCGCCCCACTCGCCGAGGCCGTATATGGTATAACCTTCCGGGTCAACGATCTTTCGGCGCTCCATACGCGCCCGGTATGCCTCGTCAATGAAGCGGTTATTCAGATAGGTGCTATGATGGCAAAGCACGTTGTCGTCGTGCATGTCAAAATAGACGCGCTTTATCCAGTGGTTCTTATTGACCGGGTTGAAGGTCATGCGAATCTGGTAAAATTGCCCCGGCGGCAGCTCGCCGCGCAGACGGTCGTCGATGATTTCAACGTCCGCTTGTGTCAGCTCCGTGGCCTCTTCGCACCAAACGTCTGTCAGCTTGCCGCGCTGGAATGTGATGGATTTCAGCTTCTCACGCTGGCGCTCGTCGTTCATCCCTCGGAAGATGATCTGATTTCCATTGTGGCGGCAGGTCAGCTTCAGCGGCGACATGGTAATCGCCCAATACTGGTCGGCTTTATCGCCAAACATGCGATAAATCGCGCCCGTCAGCTCGGCAAAGGTGCTGTCGCGGTTGGTGATATCCGACTTGCGGATACAGACCAGATTCCGCCCAGCGTCGCGCATCAGGCGGAGGATGTAGTTTTGCGCCGTGTCCACGCTCTTTCCTGAACCCGCCGAGCCTTTCATGATGATGTACCGCTTTCGGCTTTGGTCAACTTCTCGGAAGATGGGGTTCGCTTTAACCGTTATGTTCACAACGCATCAACGCTTTCAAATGCTTTCATCATCTTTGGAAACTGTAAAGCAATCCAGTCAACCATTTCTTCGTTCTTTGCCCATGCGCCGCCATAGTCAAGCGTGCTTGAGCAAAGGCCGCTTTCATTGAAAAAGGCGTGAACGATTTCATGCCGCAGGGTTGCTTTTTCGATCATTCTGCAATATTCAGGCGTTTCATCCGCATATCCCGGATATGTCTGCATATTGCACATGACGATTTCCTTGGTCACGCTGTCGCAATAACCGTCTGCCCCATGTTTCTTGAAATACGGCTTTTCGTCATAATCGAAAAACTCAATACTATATGGCGTTCCCAGAACGTCAACCGTCATTTTCTTCTCCATAATCCACCTTAATATTCAGATTCATGTCCACATCCGCGTCCACTTTGTCGGTATAAATGCCGTATGCCTTGCCCAGCAGCTCCGCCGCCTTGTTGCTGTCCTGCAATCTGGCAGGGATTTCGACAATTTTCGGCGTTTCCTTCTTCACCGTCTGTTTGCGCATCTTGCCTTCCGCATCCGGCACATAGGAGGATGTTTCTTCTGTGCAGGTGACGACGACGTGCTCCGCTTTTTCCCGGCGCATGACCGCCGTTAGATACTTCATGACCTCATCCTGATCGGCGATGAGCGCCGCTTCCTTCTCGGCCATCCTTTTTTCGATGTATTCGCGGATGTATGGTTTCGTTAGGTTTTCGGATGCAATCGCTCGCGCCGTTTTAAACGAATATCCGGCTCGGATTGCGGCTTGAGCGCCGTTCATGTCAATCAGATATTCGTCGCAGAATCTTTTCTGCTTGTCGGTCATCTTCACCACAATCTTCGCCTCCTTTCATGTCAAAAACCGTTCAAGCGGTGCTTTTTTGAACTCATTTTTGAATGTTTCCTTGATTTTCTTCATGTCGCCCTTGTAAAAGACAAGCACGTTTTGATGAACCTTCACTACCTTCCGGCTTGCGGAAAACGCACCCCCGGCTCGCATCGGTGCCGTTGAATACTGGTTGAGCAGGATGGATTCGTTATACAGATACAAGCCGTTTTTGATGAAAAGCCGCTTTGTCAGACCGAGAAAGTCCCGATATGCGCCCTTGCTGTCCCGGATATCCCCGACGACAAACACCGCAAAGCGGTTATCCTTGAGCTTCCGGCAGCTTTTCCCGATGATATCGCTGTACGCCATGCAGAAATCCGCATAAGACATATTGGAGAGATCGAGCGGATGGTCGCTGTATTTTTCCAGATTGTGATAAGGAGGGCATGAAAAAACCAGATCGGCGCTGCCGTCTGGTATATAGTCATTCATATTTCTGCTATCATCGCAATGCCACGCCGGACATACGCCCAGCGCGTCCGCGTTCATCTGGTTTGCGTCCACCTGTCGCTGTGATAGGTCTATCCCGATATAGTGCCGCCCCAGCAGCTCGGCCACAATGCCGCGCACAGAGCCGCCCGCGAACGGGTCAAAGATCAATCCGCCCTCGTTGCTGTACCAGTTATAGACGATTTCGCAAAGCACCGGGTCAAAGATTGACGTTCCCGTGAGGTTCATGCCTTTCTTTTGCGCCAGCTCCTTGAGGCCACCACGCAGTAAGTGATCGTCCCGGCCAACGTCGCTATGCAGCCCGATGTCCTTCCATTCCTTTTTCCGTTTCTGCCAATACCCTTGACGCGTATCAAATACAGATACAGGTGGGGCAGAGGTAAAGCTCCTGCAATTTACCCATGATGCACCGCCTTTCCGTTCCACGCAAAAAGCCCGGCAGGAAATGGTGATTCCCGTCGGGCTTATCGCTTTGTTCTCTTTGTTTGCTTCGCTCATTATAATCATATCATAGACGCAATGTGCAATACTATGAAATTATGTGAAAGTGTATGCAAACTTTTCAAAAAAAGAGCGCCCGGATGCTGGGCGCTCTGAAAACCTTAGCCTTTCACTTCCTTGAACCGTCTGATGTACATGTGGGACTTGATCTCATCGGCATTGTCCGTTGTGAGCTGCCACAAGTCGGTCAGATATACGCCCGCGATAATAAAACTGCTACGATACTCGCTAAATGCGGTAAATTCGACCCAGATGTCAATGTGTCGCGTTTCTTCGTCGAAAGCGTCCCAAACGCGCTGATTCTTTGCAATCTTCGCCGTTGCTTCAATTATCTTGGCACCGTTATCATCAAAAACTATCCTAGTGGCGACTTTCGCCCAGTCTTTGGCTGAATAAGCGTCTTCCTTCGCGTACTCCATAACCTTCTTCACGGCGGGCATTTCCTCAAAGGCGATATACTCCCTCATTTTTGCCGTAAAATTAACTTTCATTTTCGTTTCCTCCTGTTTTGTTCGGTCGGTGTTCTGTTCCTTTTCTATGGTCTCATTATACTACATGTTGCCATGTAAATCTATTGACTATTTGCAACATGTTGCCATGTGTTTTTTGTTTATTTTTACATGTTGCCATGTTTGTAAGGCCAGTGGTATCATGTATGTCAGAAGGGAGTGCATCGCCATGACAAAGGGGTATGAGCAGCGCAAGCAGGCAAATGAAAAATATCTTTCTACCCAAGACAGAATTACAATTCGTGTGCCGAAGGAGAGCTGCATGAAGGAAACCATCCAGACACACGCAGAAAAATGCGGTGAATCCGTACAGGCTTTCATCCTTCGCGCCATCTTGGCACAAATAGAACGGGACGAACAAGAAAGCGGCGCAGAATGATGCGCCGCCCTCTTTATTTCTTTGCTTTCAGCACCTTCTCGAAGGCTTGCAGCGCCCGCCCGTGCAGGTTCAAAACAGTTCTGTACGAATAGCCCATATCGTTTGAAATTCTCTCGAAGGTTTGAAATAATACATAACGTTTATGTAACACATGATAATATTCAGGCTGCTTGATCTGCTCCATCATAGCGGAGGCTTCACTTTTCAGATTGACAAAATCGTCAATGTTTCGGTTGATTTCGTCCTGCAAATCCACAATTTTCGCAACGGTATCGCCGAGCTTGTCCCCGTTGCCGCCGCCAGCGCCTCCGCTCATGCTGGGCGTTATCCGGCGGACAAGATCGTTCAGCCGTTCCATTTCCTCCAGCTTGCTGTCAATCAGCACGTCGTACCATTTGATTCTGTTCAAGTATTCCTTGGCCTCGCTCATCTTTCACGCCCTCCCGTATGCAGACATAGGTAAAAACCCCGCCCGGATTGATTTTCTGAATGAAATCCCATGCCGCGATGATATCCTTGCACTGGTGCTCCGTGTAGACGCGCAGCCAGTTTCCGAAAGCGTCGCGCCCGACGGCCTCCACCAGCCAGACCTTCTCTTTATCCATGCGCATCCCCGCTTTCGAGCTTGAAGCGGAACTCGCCTTGAATCTCTGCAATAGTTTCCTGTAATCCGAGCGGAAGCTGATAGCGCATCTGTTCCCGCTTGGCTTCCGTCTCGAAGATTTGCTGAAATCGCCGCGTGTAATAGCCGATATCCTCCGTATCGCAGAGGTTTTGAAAGCCCAGATTCTTCACGGCCTTCCGCGTGATGGGGTCGAGGCTTTCCATTGCCTCCGCTGGCCTGTATCGGCCATAGCGTTTGATGGCGAGATTGACCTTCATCCACCCCTCCGACCAGTCCGGCGCATCGCCGCGCTTGACATCGACGGTCATTTCGCGGATGTCGGCGATGGTGGGCGACCACTTGCTTGTCGATACCCACTTCCGCAGCGCCGCTTCCGCGATCTGCATGGGGATATCCGCAAGTTCCTGATACCATAGCTTCATGGCCTGTTCGTTCGGGAGAAGCTGCTCGCGCGGATAGTAGGTTTTCAACGCGCTGGCAAACGCCGCAAATTCCTGTTTCGTCATTCCCGCGCACCGCCTTTCTCCACGTTCATGTCCTCCAGCACTTTAATTTTCGCTTTGAGGGTCGTGTACTCGTCAATCATCTTTTGGCTGATTTTCGCGTTCAGCTTGTCCCGCTCATCGACCAGCTTTTCAAAATCATCCGAGATAGGGCTGTTTTCGCCCGTGTGCGCTTCCGGCGCATGTGCTTGACCGTTTGCCTTATCCGGCACATGAGAAAGTCCCAGCGCCTTTTTGACGGCTTTCTGCACTTCCAGAAATTCCGTGTCCGGCATGGTCTTGACATATGCCTCCAGCACCTCGTCGAAACAATAGCCGATCATGATGGGATTCGTCCACATCATCGTCTTGCCGCGCACCATGATTTTGTTTATCGCTGGATTTTCTCCGAGCTTCAGGCAGGCGCACACATGTTCATCCCGGTTGAGCACCAGCATCAGGCCGTCGCTCACCTTGTGCGTCCAGATTTCACCCGGTTGCGGCTTCATGCCGCTGATGGCCTTGAAGGCCGTTTCGTCATAGTAGCCGCTGCCGTTCCTCCTGATGTCTTTGTTTTTCATCCGTTTTCCCCGCCTTCCGCCGCCCAGTTGGCGGCCATGTCGTAGAAATCATTCAGCTCTTCGGCCTTTGTCGGCTTCCGGCTGTAAGATGCGCCCTCCGCCCGCCGTATGACGGGTTGCGCCTGTGCATCCTTCCGCGCCCAGTTGCGGATGGTGGCGTAATGGCTTTTATATGCCTTTCCCGTGCTGGCGATGTAGCCGGAAAGCCGCTCAATCCGTTCTTCCCAGTCGGAAAACGCCTCTTTCAGCTTTTCAAGCTCGTCGTCTGTGAGCAGCACGTTTGCGTATTCCCCGTATTTGTGTTTCACAGGCTTCTTCGGCTTGTGGGAGGGGGAGGGATTGGGCGCGGATGCGCCCATATCCCTATATTCTTTTTCTTTCTCTTTATCTATATCTATATCTTCTTCTGTTGCGTTACTTTGCGTTACTGTAACGTTACATGTAACGTTACTCTGTGCAGCAGCCGCAAGCGCCTTCTGTTTCTGGCGATGAGCGGTCACGCGTTGGCGCGTCTGTTCCCGGATTTTCTCCATTCCTTCAATGTTCTGGTACTCGTTCCACCCGGCAATGGAGAAAAAGCCGTTATCGGTGCAAACCATGTTGAGCTGTTCCAGCGCGTTGATGGCAAGCTTGACCGTGTTTTCCTCAAAACCCAGTTCGTCGGCGAGCATCTTGGGCGTGTAGGGGATGTTTTCGGTCAGGAAGATCATGCCTCCAGCATTGCAGCGCCCCGCCATCGTCAGCAGCATCACCCAGATGAGGACGATGTTGTTCCCGTCCGGCAGCTTGCGCAAATGCTTGATTTTTCGATTATCGAACATGTCCGTCGTGATTTTCACCCACTTTACAGCGGCCATAAAATCACCTCCGTTTGCGCTGTATCGTTTGTGCGCTTATTTTTTCATCATTTTGCAAATTTCCGCGACACGAAAGGGAAGGAGAACGAGATTGATGAGGTAGACGGTGGCAACAAAGGCGATGAATAGCCCGCCGCACTTGCTGAAGAAATTCCCGTCCATGAGGTACACGGCAAGCTCCATAAGCTCCTTGTAAATCTCAAACATTGTTATTCTCCTTCTCGTCGGCTTCCCCGGCGTACTCCCAATTTGGGCGCTCCCATTCCATCACGCAATCCCCGCAAGTCGTCCCCGCGAGGCCGTGAACGTTCCGATGCTTACATGCGCCGCAATCGCCGTGCATATAGTCGAGCATGTGGTCGATCTGGCCTTCGAGCTGCTTGATGTAGGCGAGCGCATCCCCACACACATTCATGATGCACGGTTCAGCATGGCCGTCATTATAAGGGCAATCCGTGTGCTGCCCGTGGCACTCATCCGTGCCGCAAGCGTACAACCCTTTCTTGATATCTTCAGGCGCTTTCATGGCTTGTCCTCCGTTTCCCACACATCAATAAAATCTTTTGCGCACTTGTCTGTAAAACTTACACCGCGCAACTTTGCACCACAATATACGCATGTTCCATATATAAACCACTTTCCATCTTCATGGTGCCACGCATTAAATTCAAGTCTTGTGTGGCGGCATAGCTTCTGCCGGATTTTCGTCATCAGCTTTCCCACGGCGTTCCCTCCATCTCTTCCTTCGTTGGCTTGCGCAGCCAGCAGTGCCAAGTTTCACCGTAGTCTTGCATCTTCGTACACAATAAATATTTTACTGTCATTCTATTGTCACAAACAAATTCCGGCGTATCGGCCAACATCCAGCGGCTTACGTCTTTCTTCTTCCTATTTTCGAGCCAAAGCGGCATTGCGTCCGCACCTTCTGCGCAATGTGCGCTCACCTCTTCCAGCGTCAGCACCCGGTTTGTCATCGCGTCCTCGTGCTGCCGCAGACGGTCGCGCAGATGACCATATCCGCTGAGCGCCGCATACACAGTCGCAACAGGGCATCCGTCAAAGACGCAATCGGAAAGAAGCTCGTCCTGATCCTTAGAGGTCATGGTCTGATCTGCAAATTCAGGGCATCCAAACTTCGGGCAAAGCTCTTTCATGCAGAAATCTGTAATAGGCATACCATCCGTGCCATCTTCACTGTAACGGATGTAGCTCCACCCATCTTTCCCGTAGACCAAATTGAGCATCACCTCGAAATTGCCTTTCGGGTTATCCGTCACCATCTTCGGCAGCTCAAAAACGGATTTTTTCGGCGTTTCATTCATGGCTTTCTTCCTCCCGATGCTCACGAAAATCGTACTCTTGAAACACGCCCGGACTATCCAGAAATACCACACATCCGGCAGGAACAGTTTCAACCACGCCGCCCTCGTGTTCAATGATTGCCATCGCGCCAGAAACCACGCCGCCAGAATGTCCACCTTTTAGCAGAGAAGGCGGTACAATTCGGCTTTCCGTATAGAACATGTGAAACAGAGCTTTTTCTCCGTTGATCTCGCAGGGTCTTTTCTCAAAGGACATCTTGATTTCAGATGTGATATTCATAAATTTCGACCTCCTCACCCTTGAAATAATTGCCGTTCAGCGCACTGGCGAGGTTCAGGGCATTAAGGAAATCGTGCGTAACAGGCAAATCCTTCACAGCCTCGAACATGGAGGATGCCCAGTTTTCCGGCAGCTCGCTAAATTTGCGGTTGTCCGCCTCTTCCTCTTTCAGCAGGAAAAGAATGTCGTTCTCGTTGAAAAGTACATGATACCCGGCTGCAATCCACGCGCGGAAAGGCTTTTCCTGCACAAACTGAATATAATACTTCGGTATCGGCACGACCGCCGGATTATCCGCGTTCATCTGCACCAGCAGCATGTCGTCTTGCTTCAAATCACTGAACTTTTTCATGATGTTTGCCTCCATCCCAGAGATGGGATTTGCACTTTTACAGTTTCAAAGTAAAATTGTACTTTCTTCGGCGTTGGCTGCACCAATCCAAAGCGCACCGCATTTCGGTAGGTTACACTGTCACGAGCCAGAACATAGGGATAATTTTCAATAGCACTTCGGAATTTCTCAAGCGTCAGTGTGCTTTTGTAATGATTGCAACTTCGGCATGCGGGGAGGTAATTGCCCATCCCGTCAAGATTGAAGCCTTCTGCCTGATAAAGCTCGTAAAACTCCATCGGAACAACGTGATCGACTTGCATTTCTTTCAGCGCGATGTGCGTGCCGCAATACGCGCAGCGCCCGGCGCATAGCGTATAAACCCTTTCCCTCTCGGGTTTTGTCAGTTTTCGACGCTTCGGCGGTTCATACATGGCTTTCTTCCTCCATCATTCGGGCAAGCATTTCCCGCCCGTCAGTAGCCGTCAGCCGCGCGAAGTGGGCGGAACAGAAGAAACTTTCACAATCGACAATCCTGCAATTCGCCGTATAATCATACGGCTCTTTTTTCAGTTTCCGATATGACCGCCGCCAATCTGCCGCCGCCAGCTTCACAATTCCGACGATAAGCCGCTTTGCGCCTTCGTCGCATATCTTCACGGCTTGCATTTCACGCCTCCATCTTCATCGGCAAAATAGACATATCATAGCCGGATAGAATGAAGCGTCGCGTCTTTTCGTGATTGCGTGCGTTTCCAAGATGGGTGTATATATCGTCAAAATCCGCCTGAGAAAACTCGGTTTCCAAATAGCGATTAACCCCGTCCTGCATAAACCTTTGAAACGCCAGATTTGACTTGGCGGTTCGATACGGTTCTCCCTTGCTGGCCGCTCTTGATAGCCATTCAAGCACCTTGCACTTCACATCAAGCTCATCGCCGCAGGTGGATAAAGAGAAATACTCGTTTGCCTTTTCATGTGCAATAAATTCTCCGTTGTGATTGATAAAGCTGCCCGGAAAGCAATTCATCAGTCGAATGGCAACGTTTAGATCGAACATTTCACGCCTCCATCATCATCTGCTGAAACCCTATCTGTTCGGATTTACGCTCCGGCGGTTTGTCCGCTGCCTTCGGGAGTTCTGGCTTTTCCATCCAGAAGAGGACGTTGGTTTCGTCGATGATCGTGCTATAGTGGGCGGAGCGCCACGTCCCGCGCATCCGCTCCGCCTCCAGCGCATAACCCCAGCGGGTTTGAATAATCACCCGCTTGCCGTATGGCGGCAGGGCTTTTCGGTCTGCCGTGCTTGTCCACGGCGATTTCTCAACGATCATGCTTGCTGTCCGCCTCCATCCGCTCCCAGTCCTTCAGATAGCACGCGCCCATGATGAAGGCGACCACGCCGAGAATAACGCCGCCAGCCAGCAGGAAGCAAAAGCCAGTCAGCAGGATGTTCCAAATGCTCAAAATCATGTTTTTCCGTCCTTTCTTTGCTTGAGTAGGTCTTCGCAATAGATAACCTTGCCCTTGGCCGTACAGAGGGCGACGATTCGCCCCGGCCTTTTGTTGATCGTGTTTTTCCGCTCTTGGAGGGGCTTTTTCTTTATGCCGCCTTCCCCCTTAAACCTCCCGGATGCGGAGCTTGTGGAAATAAAGCATCATTTTCCGCTTGAGGATGTATTCTTTTGTCTTAAAGCCCTTCACGTCCTCGACCACATATTCGCCCGTGCGGTGGTCAATATAGGTAAAATCCGCAATGTAGGAAACAGGCGCTTCCACGCGCTTTCCCCTGTATTCTTGAGCAGGGAGCAGGGGAAACTTGACCTGACGTTGCAGCTCGCAGATTTCGCCGCTGCGCTGAAGAAGCTGCAATTCCTTCCATCGGATATATTCTTTCGAGGAATCGAAGGTCACGCCATCCACGACGACCTTTCTCGCCCCGTACTTGCTGGGCTTTGTGTCCTGCCCGTAATAAGCCTCCCATTCGTTTTTCTTCATCCGTTATCACCTTCCGTATAGAGATTTTTGATTTGCTCGACGGCTCGCTTGGCCGCAAAGCGCCCGTTTTCCGTGAGCTGGCGCTGCCACGCGCCTTGAGACGGTGCCCAGCAAAAACCCTCGGCCTTGAGGATGTCTCGAACATCTGCATCCGGCTTATCAGGGAAGAAAAGCTGAATCCGCATGATTTCCGTATTTTCGACCACGCGCAGCCCGTCCACGCCCTCGACCGTGCTTTCTTTTGTGCCTTCTTCCTTGATGGCGCTGATAGCCTCGATGCGCTTTTCAATCCGCCGAATTTCTGCACCGTTGTTTTGCAGCTGATAGGGGGCAAAAGGCGCGGAGTTTGTACGCCACGGGCTGGTCATGGCCACCTTGAGCTTTTCAATCTGTCCTTCGGTGAGCAGATCGCAGCCCTCCAGCGTCTCATGCTTGCGGTAGTAGGCGTTCACGCCTTTCATGGTTTCCTGTGCTTCCCGCAGGTCTGCGAGCTTGCTTTCCAGCTTCACCAGCACACCCGCATCCCCGGCCTTGATGCCGCCCGTGCCGATTTTGCAAATCTTGTCGAGCAGCTTGTCGATTTCCGCGCGTTTCTTCATGTGCGCATCCATCCGCGCGATCTGCTTGGCCTTGCGTTTGGCGGAAACGCCATCCCCTCCGGCGATGAAAACGGAGGGGCAAAGCGTCCCGATACGGCTTTCCGTATTCATCCATTCCGCCAGCTTCCGCGCGTATCTGTCCAGCAGCGCGTCGATGGCCTCAGCGTAATCCGGCTTGCGCTTCTTTTCACGCTCGGCCATTTCGGCGGCGAAATCGCACAGGCCGCGATATTCAAGGGTTTTCTCGCCCTTCTGATAGTCGCTCATCGACATCATTTCATGAGAGAGCCGCGCCGCGCTCTCGTCGATAGAATAGTATTTCATGATTTCCTCACTTTCTCAGGTTGCAGCAATCGCCCTTGTCATGGTTCACGCACTCCCGCCAGTAGACATAATGCTCGGTCACGTCCTCGCAGACGCTCACCTCGTCAAAGCCTGTTACACGGGATAGATACTCAATCTTCTTTTCAAGCGGAAGATGGAGATATCCGGCATACTTGACCGTCCATTCCGAATAGTCGAGCGGCAGCCATTTCTTTATCCAGTGGTTCACCCGCAGGAACTCCACGATGATTTTGGGGCATTTGATGGCGTTCAGCCGCTCAAAATCCACGAATTGGGGGAGATAAGGCGAAAGCCTCACGGCCACGTCATAGCCCGCCGCATGCAGCGCCTCGATGGCCGCGATGCGCCGCTCCGTGTTCACGGCCTTCTCGCAGGGAATCCACGTCGTCGTGATCTGGATGTGCGCCTTTTCTCGGTCGAGAATGTCCATGTACTCGCAAATCAGGTCGGATTTCGTCACAATCAGATAGCCGATGCCGTAGGCATTGAGCAGCCGGAGGGTTTCGCGCGTCACCCGCGCCCGCTCCTCCAGCGGTTGGAAGCAATCGGTCATCCCGCCGAGGCGGATGATGGTGCCTTTCGGAATCTTCGCAATTTTCCGCTCAATCTTCCCGATATCCGCGACGGACGGCTCCACGCTGTCCCAAAGGTTTCGGAAGCTCAAAAGCGATTTGGCATAGCAGTATGAACAATCATGCTGGCAGCCGCAGCCGTATGTGTCCAGCCGCACGTTATAGCGGCATTTGCCGCCCTCGTTCCCGGCGACTTCCTTGTAAAAACTCTTGAACTCTTTCATGCGTCTTGACCCCTTTCTTTTTCTTGGGGTCAAAACGGTTATCTTCCATTCACGGGTTTTCGCAGATATCCACGATGTGCTCACATAGCGCCGCAGGAATGACGCTTCTTTCCTTGCTGCCCTTCAGCCCTTGGGTGCCTGTCCGGCTGCCCCTCGGCGCTCTTTCGTGGCAGGATGCGCCATTCTTGCATGGCGGCCTGAATCGTGGGGCAGGATGATTCGTCCAGATATCGGTCGGCTTCATCCGCTTATCGCCATATTGGCAATAGGTGACGGTATATCGGGGGATGCCCTTCATCCATACCATTTTCCGCATCCCGCCGCGCGGGTTCTCGATGAACCAGAAGCGCGGCTTGAGCGCCCGTATCAGGCCGAGCACATGCTGGTCAACCTCATCACAGAATTTCGCGTAATCGCTCACCGGGTCGAGGTTGCCTGTCTCCGGGTTCTTCCGCCTGTGATGGCTGATGGCGGCGATGCTGAACGTCGTGCAGTCTGGGCTTGCCCAAATCACATCAGGCCGCCCGAACCGCTCCAGAATCATGTCCGCCGTCACCGTGCTCACGTCGGCGCGGAGGCTGATGTTTTCAAAATCTTCTGACCATTCAATGCTGAATGTCTCATGTCCCCGCGCCTCAAATGCCTTGCTGATGCTTCGTGTCCCTGCAAATAACTCCAATACTTTCATGGTTTCCGGCCTCCCTGTATGGTTCCCGGACAGAAACGCCTATCTTCCAGCGCCGTCGGGTTTTAGCCCTCCAGCACCTCCCGTCTGTAAGTCTCCATGCAGCCCTCGCAAACCCACTCGCCTTCAATGTAGAAGGCCGATTCATCCGTAATCATGCGGTCACACTCCACGCATACAGGCTTGTCCACGTTCATCCCTCCTTTCTTTTAGCCGCCGATGTCCTCCGTATCACGGATTTCCGTAAGGCCGCCGACAAACGCCGAATTGATTTTCACGTTGCCGGAAATTGTTGCACCTCCGCGCACTACTGAATCGCCGCGAACCCATACGTGTCCAGACACCGACGCATGTTCAAATATTCTGGCGTTATCGTGAATCCACGCAGTCCCGAAAATGTTCGCATGCCCATAGCACCGTGCATTATCACAAACCCACGCCTCGCCGAACACCTGCGCTTCTCCGCTGACAATCGCGTTTTCGCTCACAAGTCCGCTCTGATAGCACCGCGCGTTGTCGCAGACAATCGCTTCGTCGGTAATCCACGCGTTGCTCTCCTGCGCCAGATTCAGCTCATTTTCAACCCAGCCGCCCAAATCACCCGGCTCGACGGTCGTCGTACCAGTGCCAAGCTCCAGCTCAATGAGCGCCCGGATGCGGTGCAGCGTCCGGCCTTCCCAGACGCGGGTTTCGTCGGTCAGCTCATACTTTTTCATACATCGGCTTCCTTTCTTTTTTCGTCCACGGTCTTGATGGTGAAATCTACCTTCACGCCCATCTGGTCGGCGTACAGGTTAGCCAGCACCGTCAAAATCTTTACCGCCAGTTGTTCTTTCCCGTTCCCGTCCATCTGGACGCTCCTTTCTGCCGTTAGCTCTTGCCAACGAACTTGTTGATGAAATAAACCTGCCCCTTGCCCGTCACCTTTGCCGTGCGGTTGATGGTAATGTGGCCGTCGGCGTGGGTGATGGTCGTTTCCTTGACCTCGAAGAGCTTCATTTCCATGCTCCGCTGTGTGGGGCTGTTATACGACGCGCCCTTCTGGCTGATGAGGTACTTGTTTTCCCGCAGCCATTGGAAAAGCCGCTTCTGGCCGATATCCACGCCGTTCTGCTTCAGCAGCTTGGCGAGGTCGCCGATGAGGATGGACGTTTTGCTCGCGCTGACCGCATCCGCGAAAAGTGCCTTCGGGTGCATGGCCTCGATTTGCTTCTCCTGCACCTCGATCTGCTTATCCCGCGCCGCAATCTTCCGCTGGGCGACCATCAAGGCGTTGGCAAGCAGCTCGTCGTCCGTCATGGTTTCCTGCCCGGCGATGTAGCCGCCATTTTTTCGGATGCTGGGAAGGACTTCATCAAATACCCATTTTTCAAATCGTTCCGCTGCCGGGAGTTTACTCCGAGCAATAAGGCGGTAAACGTCGCCCTCTGGAATAAACTTTGCATCCTGTTCTCCGCCCGCCGTAAGGAGTCGGCGTTTTACCGACCCCTTGCAATGTTGAGCAAGAGCATCGGCTGGGCGCATATATCCAAGCGCTTTCTCCACATCCGAACCGCAAAACAACGGCTTGCCGTTTTCTTCGATGATTCGCACCTGCCCGAACTGGGCATTTTCAAAAACCTGCAATTCGTTCATTCACTCGCTCCTTTCCTTCCCTCGTGACGCTTAAAGCGTTATGCGTGGTAAAAAAATTAGACATTCCACGCGATGTCGTCATAAGTTACGCCATACAGCGCACACAAAGGTTCAATCTTTTCCAGCTTTGGACGGGTTCGCCCTTTTTCCCAAGAACCAACGGTTTTCTTGGTGACATTCAGCTCGTCCGCCACCTGCTCCTGCGTCAAATTCTTGTTGATTCTTGCAGCCTTCAATGAAATCCTCACATTTGTCACCTGCCTTTCAAAACGCTTTAAGCGTTATCGTCGATACCATAATACTATTTCAGAATAACTTTGTCAACACTAAAAGCGTAATTTTTTTCTTTTTTTATTGAAATCATGCCGCTTTAGGTGTAATATATAGATGGAAGGAGGTGATGAGGGTGAGCGCACTTGGCAACAAGGCCATATTCTCGAAGAATCTGAAATACTATATCGAGCAATCTGGAAAAGACAGGCGGGAGCTTGCGAATATATGGGGCTTTCCATATTCCACCGTGACGGAGTGGGTGAACGGAAAGAAATACCCGCGCATAGATCGAATCGAAATCATGGCGGATTATTTCGGAATCCAGAAATCCGACCTGATAGAAGAAAAGCCGCCGGAAGAGCAGCAAAAAAAGCCCGACGCTGACGAGGGGCTTTCCGACAATATGCGTGAGCTTATGGATTTTGTGCGGACTGTCCCGGAAGACAAGGCGGCGATGATTCTTTCAGTAATTCGGACAATCGTGGAATCTGGGAAATAACCTTTTCCACCTGTTCGGGGGTTAGGGTTTGTATGTAAGATATAAGCTGGTCAATAGCGCTCATTTTGGGCTTGCCCCTTTCCGCTTGATTTTAGACAAAAAATATGATACACGCATAATTTTTGTCTTGCAATACGATTTCCTACATTCGTAATTTTCAGTTTTTGGGAAAAATGCGGGAGCGCAGCAGCACCACCCGAACGCCCCCGCATTTCTGGAAGATAGGCCGTTTCGACCCTGATTCAAGCCTATCACCACGCGCAGATAATCGCAACGAGCAAAGGTGATGTATTCACATCGTATGTGATTTTTTATACCCAGTCATAAAAATGTATACGAATCGAATATGATGTAACGGGAAGAATTGCACATGAAAGGACGGATTTACAGAAAGAAGGCTTTGCCATGTACTCGAAATGTCTGAATTGCCAAAACCCTGGAAGGGAATGTCTCAAACGTTTGCTGACCATGACAGGCGACGAGCTGCTGATCTGGTGCAAGGCCAGAAAGAAGAGCCTCGGCTTATCCAATGCGGATATCGCCGCCGCAACGAATGTGCCGAAAGGCACGGTTGACAGGCTGCTTTCGTCCTCCGGGTCGGATGTCCGCTTCTCAACCATCCAGCCCATTATCCGCCTGCTCTCCGGCTGCACGGACGCGGAGCTTGATTGTTCCCCACCGCCGGAGGCAGACGACGCGCTGACCATACACGCCCACGACCTCGAAACCGAGGTGAAGCACGAGAAGGACATCACGCGACGGCTCGAAGAATCCATTGCCGCGTGGAGGCGTGTTTCACAGTGCCTCATTGCGCTTTGCGTGCTTCTGGTTGCGGCGCTGTTGTTTTACATCGCCATGGATGTCAGCAACGAAAACATTGGCCTCATCAGAGGCGGCAGCGTTTCGCCCTTGGCGATGTTGCTTTGCGTTTTCGCGCTGGCCTCCACCGCCGCCCTGATTATCTTGCAGGGCAGATTGATAGATAGCAAGAAGGAGAAACCGATAAACGACAAAAGGGATGAATCGTAAATGTCAATCATAGAAGAGCAAGTCAAAAGAAATCAGTATATCGAGGAAGTCGCCGCCTATATCCGCGTGTCCACGCAAGAGCAAAAGCTACACGGCATATCCATTGAGGCGCAAATTGAGAAGCTGACGGAATACGCCGAAAAGCACGGCATGAAGATCGTTGAGTGGTACAAGGATGAAGGTGTGTCTGGCCGCAAGCTCATCAAAAAGCGCCCTGAATTGCAGCGCATGATACAGGACGCAGAAAAAGGAAAATTCAAGCGCATCATCTTTATTAAACTCGACCGCTTCTTCCGCTCCGTCGCCGAGTATCACGAGTGCATGAAGCGCTTGGCTGTCGGCGGCGTGATCTGGACGGCCACCGAGGAAAAATACGACCTTTCCACTCCGTCCGGCGAGGCTTTCGTCAATATGAAGCTCACGATGGCGCAATTTGAGGCCGACCAAGCCGGGGAGCGTATCCGCATGGTCAATGAATACAAGATCAAATCCGGCCAGCCGCTCTTTGGCGCACAGTGCTTGCCGTTCGGCTATACGGTTTCTGCGCCGGAAAATGGCGAGCGTCACAAGTACATTGCCAAAGAGCACGAAGAAATCGCGATGGACTTAATCAACCACGCTCTGACACATGGAGCAATCAGGGGCGCGATGTCCTATGTAAATAACAAATACGGTATGAATTTGAGCTATAACGCGTGTATAAATATGCTCAAAAACGAAATGATTTGCGGAGAATACAAGGGAAATCCGAATTACTGTGAGCCGTACATCAGCCGCGAAGAATTTGACCGCTTGCAAAAGCTCATATCCAGAACGCCAAGGGACACAGGCGAAAAAAGAACCTATATTTTTTCTGGGCTGATTCTCTGCCCAAATTGCGGAAGGCGGCTTACAGGTGGGACGCACAGTCCAAACAAAGGGATAAGGAACGTCACATATAAGACATATAGATGCAACTCAAAACTCCGCGATAAAAAATGTGATTATGGAAATACCGTGTTTGAAGAAACCCTTGAAAAAGTCCTCCTTGATAAAATCGAAAGCATTGTTGACAGAAAAATGATTGAAATAAATGCTATCGAAGCGGAAAGCGAAAAAACAGGCAAATATAATGTCGCCGAGTTACAGGCCGAGCTAGACCGCCTCAATTACTCATGGCAGAAAAATCGTATCAAATCCGCCGAGGAATATGATCGGAAATATGATGCCATCGTGGAGAAAATCGAAGCGGCACAAGCCGAGCAGCAGCAAATGGGTCATGTCGATTATGAACGGATTCAATGCCTTTTTCAATCCGGCTGGCGTGATCTGTATAACTCGCTGGACGATGAACACAAGCGCTCTTTCTGGCGTTCCTTCATCGAAGAAATTGAAATCGACTGGGGTAAAGGCAGATACGGAAAAAGGGATATCAAAGACATTACTTTTTTTTGACCTCTGTTTGTGGTTAATTCTAGCACCGAACGGTGCAAGAATTAACTACAATCAAAAATAGAGGCGTGCATCCATCGGGTGCGCGTCTTTTTTACATTTTCGTCATAATCACAGAATCTATTGACAATCATTTGGATTTGTGCAATATAGAGATATCAAATTCTGTGTGAAGGTGGTCTTACCATGCCCGCGCTCATCTTAATCGTTGTCGCTGTTTTTATTCTTCTCAAGTTTCACAAGAAAAAAATTCCATCGCAGAACCAGACAAACGATGTTGCTGAAAACAAACGCCAGAAATACAAGGATTTAATTAGCAAAGAAAGAGATATGAGCAAGCTCACCCCGGAAGGTGAGTTGCCCGTTGGTTGGGTGTTTGTGCATGAGGATTTCATCAAAGACGCAGAAAAAGAAGTCATGTATTTTTATGGAGAATACTATAAATATCAATATGGGGAACCGGCAAAAAAATATGCCGCCTTAAAATCCCTTTTGCAATATTTTGAAGATGCGAAGAGAATTTATAAAAAGAAAGGTGAATGTTATCTTTATTGGTTTGAAAGCTCGTTGGCAAAATCTGATAAGGTGGAGCAACTGCAATCTGAATTGCATTATCTTGAAGAACATTTTGACGAAATAGAAGAAAACTATAAAAAAAGACAATATATAGAAAACATATTGATTCCTGATTTGAAAAAGCAAGTTATCGAAATCGTAAAAAATAACCCCGGTATTGTCCAGACAGAGCTTTATGCACACTTTAACCCAGAAGTAAAAGATTATGTTCAGGATGTTTGCAGAACGTTATTCAAAGAAAATAAGATTAAAAGAGAAAAATATGGCCGTACATTCAAATTGACCATATAAAAAATAAGGCCGAGGCAACCGCCCCGGCCTTTTCTCTTATCCCTGTTGGTGGATATCTTCCCGCAATTCATCAATTCGGATGAACGCTTTTTCCACGTCTTTTTCCAGCTTATACGTCCGCTCAACAACGGAATTGTGCTTTTCAACCTTCTTTTCAAGCTGCTCCATTCGGTAGGATAGCAGGGCGGTCGTTTTGCTGTTTGAAAAATAGCTGCCCAGCAATGTCCCAGCCAAAGAGATAACCGCAACAATGATCGTATCCATAGGTCTTGACCTTCTTCCAGATTTTTGTCATTCGAGGATAAAGGAAATATCAATCGGGAGCCAAGTATTCGCCACCGCATCCGCCCACGCACTTCCGTTTCTGTACCGCGCAAAGCGCACCAATCCGGCGGCTGTCACGGTGCAAAGCCAGACAGCAGCCCCGCTCCCTTGGCAAACATAATTCCATTGATTTTGTGGCCTATATCCGGCAGGTAGTGTCGTGATGGTATAAGTCGTCGTTCCGCCCGTCAATGTGGCTTTCGGCGTGACCACGCCCTTCACATGCACCACGCCGCCGCGCCGACGATATTGCAGCGTATTTTCCGCGTTTCCGGCGTAGGTTTCAAAGTCGCTTGTCAGCGTTGCCTTTTTCCAGCCCGTATCAAAGCCGCTCAACTCTGTCCACGAATGCCATTTGGATGAGTAGTATGTCCTTTGCCATAGCTCAAAGCCCGTTTCCGAGCAGCGGACGGCAAGCTGGATGCGCTGCCCATCCGCGCCCATGTCAAGGACGATGATGCAGCCGGACGCGCCGGATGTAATCGGACAGTTCTTCATTGTCGCCAGCGTCGCCGAGCTGAAGCTGTAAAAGCCGCTTTCCCGCAGATTGTCCAGATCAACGCCGGAATCCAGCGCTTTTGCGCCTCCCGGCGTTTCACCATGACGGAAAAGCGCCGGAAGCCCAAATTCGACATATCCGGCCAGCTCGGAAACCTTGCCAAACGCAAGCCCCCGGCCTGACGAATGAAAATCAATCAACGTGAAGGCCGTCGGGATTTCCACCGTTTTCCGCACGGTGGCGAAGAAGTCTGTCACAGAAAGCCGCACATCATAGGCGGAATCAACGTCCATCACGTCGTCGGTGATAAGTGAACCTGACGCGATATAGTCGCTCCCGCTCTTGAGCGGAATCCACGTTGTGGCCGATTTAGCTTTGTATTCCAGCGTATACTTGGCCGTATTTTTGCTTGAAACAGGTGAAATGACGAGGGAAAACCCGATTTTGCCGTGTGTCCCCTCGTAGTTTTCCGTCCCGTCCTCCAGCGTTCGGACGGCCACAAGCGTCTTGATGAGCGGCGCGGAATAGGCGACGACCACAAGCGTCTTGGTTGTCTTCGCCGTCCGTCCCCGGCTGTCCGTCACCGTCACCGTGACCGTCTTGGTGCCGCTTGAAAGTGTCCCGGTCGTAGGTGATGCGCCGCCGTAGGTCTTGCCGTCCACGACCGTCTTATAGGCCGTGATGGTTGAGCCGTAAGCGCCAGCCGCCTTGATGGTGATTTTGACCTTTGATTTGCTCTGAACGAATACGCCGAATTGCGCCGCCAGCCCTGCAACCGCCTCCGCCATGCTGACATCCGAAATCGTCGGCACGACGGCAGCGGGAACGTTGGCCTTGAAAGATACCGTCTTTGTGCCGATTAAGGCGCTTCCGTTGTATGTCTTGCATGTGATGGTGCATGTGCCGGATGTGCCGGAAGGGATTTGATTGGCCAGCGTGAGAGGAACCGTCCACGCCTTGCTTGTTCCCAAGCCCGTCCCGATTGTCCCGGATGCCTTGCCGAAGGTATATGTCAGCGTGTGGTCAAAACTGCCGGACGCTCGTGGCATGTTGATCGTGATGGAGCTGCCCATGTTGACGCTTGATGCGGAAAGCGTGGGCGTTGTCGCCCTCGGAATGGTGTCAAATGTGCCGCTCCCGCTTGCCGTCACGTCGCCGTAGTATGTGCCGCCCAGCGTGACCTTGATGCCGATGGTCGAGGCAAAGGTGCAAGTCTTCGAGCCGTTCGCGTTGTGAGCAACCGTGACCGTCTTGGTGTAGATGGTTTTGACCTGATTGCCGGAGAGGGCAGCGGAAAACGTGAAGCTGTACTTCGTGCCGTTGATCGTCACCGTGCCGCTCTTGCTGGCAGATGAATTGATTGTGTAGCTGCTGCCCTTGGAAACAAGCTGCACCTGTACCGTGATGGATGACGTGTTATTGGCGACGGACTGGCTGCCGACCTTCCAAACGAGGCGCATTTCATAGCCCGTCCGTATGGCTTTGGTAATTGTCCCGGATGCCGCCATACTCTCACCGCCTTACTCAAACGCGTGGATGCTGTACGGAATCAGCTTCTCGTTGTAATTGATGCCGTGCTTACAGTCTGAAAAGCCGATTTTGTCATCATATACGGAGAAGGTGCGCTCATAATTGCCATATTTCACGAGGCCATGCCATGCGCCGCCGTGCTGATAGGCTCGCCGCTTGTCGATATCCATGCTGATGTTTACGTACTTTCCGCCCACATCTTGGATAAAGCAGACCTCGACCACGCGGAAATCGGCCAGATCGAGGGCGATTTCCTGCGCTGCAAACTCCGCTTCCGGGTTCGGGTTTGTCCATAGGTTGCTGCAATTTGCGAGGCAATCCACGCCACGCTCGATGCAATTCAGCTTCTCCGCTGTGATAACCTCGCCGCTCTTCCAGACGTGCTTTGTGTATGCCATGATAAGCCCTCCTCACATGACTTGCGTCGTGCCGATGGTCGCATATCCGACGATGCTGCCGTTGTTCCGCGCATCCAGCCGCTTGAAAGACAGATTCCCGTTGGCGCGGGGGATGAAGGCGAAATCGCCGATTTGCAGCGCGTTGATGAAATGCCCGTCCGTCACATAGAGCTTATTATCCGAAAAATAGGCAACTTCCGTGTCATCCTGCAAGAAGGAAATGCGGTCGTTGCTGATTTTCAGCTCCAATTCGTTCCCGACCTGCCCCAGCAGAATTGAGCCGTCCACAAAACGAATGTATTTGCGGATTTCCTCAAATTCTGCGTCCGTGCCGTTGGCAACCGCTTCAAGGTCGGCGTTAAACTGGTTAAACTGGATTTCGACGCTTTCCTTCGTCTGTTCAATGGTCGTGCTGACGGAGGAAACAAGCGCGTCCGTTTCGTCCTTCAGATAGTAGCTCTCCGCGACGGTCGCCTTGATGTTTTCTTCGGATTGCCTGATGGATGATTCAAGATTCTGCTCCACGTTGTAGACGGCTTCAGAAGCCTTTCTGACGCTTTCGGATATTTCATTGATGATTTTCCCTTGCGTATCGGTCAAGCCCTTCAGCGAGGCCGCCAGCCCCTCAAATACGCCGCCAAGCGTCAACTTGTTGGCCGCAGGGTCGAGAAGGTTGATAGACAGCTTGCGGACGAGGAATTTCTGATTCAGCCCGTGCGGCTTGCTGACAACATCGACGTATGTTCCCAGATGGAAGGATGAAAAGGACGTGCTCACCGTCGCCAAGTCCGCAGCTGTCAGTTCAATGGATTCCGGCAACTTAACAAGGCTTGAAAGATAGGCTTGCCCCTTGGCCTTCAGGTTTTCCGCGATGGTCACATCGTCGAAAATAACCGTTTTGACAATCGTGCCATATTGTGATATAGCCGCTGCATCTTCGATGAAATCCGCGCCGCCGTTCACGGTTTCGATAGTCAGGCGTTTGTCCGTGTCCTTGCCTTCCGCATCCTTGAGCTTTGCGCCCAGTGGAATGACGACCGTCGCCACGTCCGCGCCCTTGATAATCCGCTTCTGGTCGAGCAGATTCTTTCCAAATTCGATTTTTTGCGGAGAGAGCAGCGCGAAATCTGCGAGATAATCCAGATAGGCCACGCCGTCCGCATGCCGGACTGAAAGAAAGCCGCCGAGCAAGGTCAGCAGCTTGTCGTTCATTTCCTTCCATGTGTCGGTATAGTCGATATTTGACCGCACGATATAATCATTTGGGTCTGTCACCGTCACATTGCCGAGGGTGAAGCGCTTTGTCTCGTCCACCTGCGCATTGTGACTATCCAGCAGCAGCGCCAGATATTCCGCCACGCCGCCCGTGAAATCATAGGGCCGTTTGATGCTGTCAAGCAGAAAAGCCAGTTCTCCTTCACATGTGACTTTCCGCTCGTTGTAAAAGCCGATTTCATCATCCAGCACACGACCACGGAAAAGCAGATAATCCTCCTGATAAACGGTGATGATGCTCTTGAGCTTTTGAATGCTGCCATAGTAAGGATGATCGGGGTAGATTGTGAAGGAAAAGCTCCCCGTTTTGTTCAGCTCAAGATCAAGAGAGGGGCTGAAAATCTTCAGCCCCTCCAGCTTGTCATTGTAGATTGGCAGCCCGTCACAATAAACGCGATACATCACAAATCACCTTCCTGATAGGTGAACGTAATCGTCCCCGCTCCCGTGACCTCGACCACGTTCTCGCCCGCCACAAGTTCCAGTTCCGGCAGGGTATAGCTTCCCGCGCCCAAATCCCAGACGTTGAAACCGAAAGTAAGCCGCAGCTTGTCATCCGTTTCAATCCGTACTTCCGGCACGGCTCGCTTTCGTGCGTTGGCCAGCGTGATCGTCGCGACCTCCGTAATGGTCTGTCTGATAACCGTCAGCGCGGCTTTGTATTTCCACGGCTCGCAATCCGCCTCAATCGTGACTTTCCCGATGCCTTTTTCATCGGTGAAACTGGAGACAAAGAGCCGCCCCACATAGTAAGCGCCGGGTTCATCGTCGAGGATGACTTTCAGCTTTTTCCCATGCAGGGCGTTTTTAATGGTCGAGAAGTGGGTTATGAACATGGCCTGTGGAATAATTGTGGAAAACTCGAATTTGTGCCTCACGTTTTCATATTTTGGTTCGCCGAAAAAATCCGTCAAATCGAGTTCCCCGTCCGCGCCCTCAACGTCAATCTTTTTGGTTTTCACGGCAGGGGAACCGATTTCTTTCTTGCTCAAAATCAGATGCAGATCATCATATGTATGTAGGCCGCCGAATCGGATGCCTTTCATAGCCGTTCCTTCCTGTGGCGCTGCTGTCAGTTGATAATAGCGTCCTTATGCCGCGTTCAGCGCTTCGCGGATGGCTTCCAGGTCGTCGGTCGTCAGTGCGGGATAATCCGCCGCGATATCGGCAAAATCCTCGCCGTTGGCAATGCGGATTCTAAACGCACGGGTCATAATGCGCAGCTTCAAAGCGTTCAAAGTTTTCATCTTTTTATCCTCCAATCAAATCAGCCATCATCAAAATCAGATCGTCGTTTGCGGATTCCAGCGCGTCCGTGCGCTGCTCCACGTTGTTCACGCGCTCCTCAGTCGTCAGCGGCGGCGCGGGCAATGCGTCAAAGTCCGCGTCCATCTCGGCCTGTGTCCGCTGCGCAACCAGCCCGTCCACGAGCTTGTAGCGGTACACGCCGCGCTCATCCGTGAGCGGCTTGAGCAGATAGTTGTTCTGCGCGTGCCGGTATCGGTCGCCCTCGCCCTCGTCAATCTGTGTCCAGCCGTCGCCGCTCACAAACGCGTCGCTGTTGATCGCCGTCACGCGCCCCGCTTCGTCGGTCTGCACCAGCACCTTGCAGCTTTCCGTGTCCATGTCATCCCTCCTTTACAGGTCGGCAGAAATGTCAATATCTCCTTGCGGCGATATCGTACCCGTCAAAATACCTGTTTCAGTGATTGCACATTTAATAATTGCTCTGTTGACGTTTGCGCTGTGCGCTGTTGCAGTTGCGGTTGTCGTTCCTTGCTTATTTCCAAGAGTGTAATAAAATTTCCCTGATGGTACAAGTGACGGCTTAATGCGCATTGTTTGCAATGGAATCATGCAATAAGATACACCGTTTGCACAATACCCCGCGAACGTTTCGTTCGTCGCCGTTATCCTCCGATAATACCGCAGGCATTCGGCCAGTTCCGCCGCGTATCCCTTCGGCACATACGGCGGCAGGGTCTCCGCCGTGTATTCGCCCTCGTAGAGCGCCGCCCAACGGACGACCGCCGCCGTGCCGGTGCTGCCTGTGTCCGGCGAAATGTACACGTTCACCACTTCATCCCCGGTCAGGCCATCTGGCTTTGTCAGCTTCAGCACCAGCGTGCGCTCCGCCGCGTCGCCCTGAAAATACGCCGTGCCAAAATTCGTCGTGCCGCTGCCGATGTAGACAAACAGTCGGCACGCCACCGGGAAAACGCCGCGCACCGCAAACGTCATCACGTCGGCAAACCGTTTCGCCTCAATCCGCTGTTGAATGCCCGCCGTCCAGCTCGTTTTGTCCGACACGATTTTCAGCCCGTCCGCCGCCTGTGAAACCGTCGCGCCGCTCGTCAGCATCCAGCGATCCACAGCATACCCGGTCGCGCCGTGCGCCCCGTTTACGCCCGCCTGCGCAACCGGGTGGGCAAAGTCGCTGTTGTCCAGCAGGTTGTACGGCTGGCCAAAATTATACTTGGCGATCTCAAGCGCCACATTCTCCGCGAGGTTGTCGATGCTTCCGGTGTCGCCGCGCGGGATGGTCAGCTCGATCACCGGCGCTTCCGCCGTACCGGTCTGCTTGACGCTGGCTGCCGTTCCCGGCTCGCCGGTAACAACTTTGACCGTAATTTCCGGGGTTGCGCCAGTCGCGCCCGTGTTTCCCTTATCTCCCTTTGGGATAGCAAAAGACAGATTATAATGACCGTCCACAAGCGTCAAGCTTGCCGTCGGCGTAGCACCCGCTTCAAGACCGGATGCCTGCACAGTCATGTTGTCGATTTTTCCAGCGGCGGTATTTGCTGCTTTGGTTGCTGTGTTGGCGTTGGTCGTCGCCGTCTGCGCGGCCTTTGTCGCGCCGTTTGCGTTCGTGGCCGCCGTGTTTGCCACCTTTGCCGCGCCGTTCGCGTCGGTCGTCGCTGTTTGAGCGGCCTTGGTCGCGCTGTTTGCATTGGTTGCAGCTGTGTTTGCAGCCTTTGCCGCCGCTTCGGTCGCTGCGATTTGGGCAAGCAGCTCGTCAAGAGACGGAATCGTTTGACTTGGGTCAATGATTGCGTCGGTCTGACTGCGCGTGACGTATCCGTTGCCCCAGAAAACCGCCTTTCGTTCGCTTCCGACAGTGACCTTGATGATAAGGTTAAACTGCCCGATAACCGCATAGCAGCTTTCCGATAGCGTCACTTTCGCAACGCTTCCGCTCGCCGTTCCATCAACGGGAACAGTGTAACCGTCGGCACGGATGAAATAGCCGATAACACCCGCGCCGTCGATTTTTAGCGGCTCTTTGTTGCGATAAAGCGAAAGCTCGAAAGTATGCGCGTTTTTGTCGCCGGACGCGTAAAGCGTCCGAATCGGAGTCATGAGGATTTCAGCATCTACGTCAACCTTGCGCGTAAATTCGCCCGAAATCATAGGAATCACTCCTTTTTCATTCGGATTGTCAAAGTTCCGTCATCCATAATATGCGTAAGTTTTGAATATCCTTCATAAATAATTCTGTCTTCGGCAGAATCTTCGACGATAATCTTGTCGCACTCTTCAAAAGATTTCGCGACTTCCGAAATTTTTTCTTTGTTTTCCATGTTAATCCAAAGTTCGTCGCTGCCGATTGCAGCTGACACCCATAGAACCGGCCACACTTTCCCATCATTGGTCTGGATTTTCACGTTCTTCCTCCTCTTTGATCTCTCTCTTCTCGATTTTTACCATGCCTTTAAGCGCTCTTACGGTTTTGAATAGCCATTGCATGCGGTTTATGTCTTCTTCGCTGCTCACATGGATTCGGTTGAGCGTATCAAGCATTTCATCAAAAAGTTCTGTCAACATCATCAATACCCCAAAAAGTTGATTGTTTCAAAGTCACCCCAAACTCCACTGATTTCTTTGATCGTTATGGTTGTGTCCGAAGGACTCTTGCAGTGCCGATTGGTTGTGCTGTAATGGACACCAGTGCATACGTCAATCGATTTCCACGATCCGTCATGCTCACCAATATGAACATATCCATTCGTGACGACCAATTTTTCCGTGTAAAGCGATGTCGCTTTTACACCACCTGTTTTTAAACCGTTTACCTCTGTAATCAGCGCGTCAAGATCAATCTTGTTTGCTTTCAGCGTGATTTTGCTGTTTGCGCCGTCGATGGCAATTTCAGCGGCAGAAATTCGGTTTCCCTGCTCATCTGTCACTTCCGCAACCTGCGTGATTTTGCTGTTTGCGCCGTCGATGGCAATTTCAGCGCTGCTTACTCTCTTACCGATGTCGTCAACAGTTGTTTTTTCGGCTTTGAGATCAACTTTGGCGTTCAGTCCATCGATGCTGACTTCCGCTGAGGAAATCCGCGTTCCCAGACCATCGACAACCGTTGCATCCGCCTTGAGGTTGATTGCGGCGTTTGCGCCGTCGATGGCGATTTCGGCGCTTGTCACGCGATTTCCGAGTTCCGTTACCGTTGCGGAGTCGGCTTTCATTGTGATCAATCCGCCCCCGGCCGCCGTCGCCTGAATTAACGCGTTGACATCCTCAAACTTATTGTGCCGTCCGACCATCATCGCAACCAAACCGCCGTTGTCGCTCGATGCGGTAATCAGGGCATTGATCGTCTCAACGTCTCCCGCAAAGTTTCCCGTAATTGCTGTTTTTGTTGCGTATAGGTCGGCGTGATTTGCCTCGATCTTCACGCCTGCTTCCCTTTGCCAAGATTCTGTTGCAGAATAGAAGTCGTCATAATCACGCAGCAAGCCGAGCAAAGTGTTTCTCGAAATGCCCGTTCCTTTAGATGTTCCGCTGCCGATATACTTTTTTGTGCTGTTCTGCGACGAGCCGCCTGTGACGGTGTTGTCCAGTCGCACTAGGTCTTCCGCCGTGTCGCGGATGTTGCTTGCAAGCGTCAGCCTTACGCCGCGCGGGTCGCCGTAAACGTCGGAGATGCTGCGCACAAGGATTCGCTCTTCCATCTTCACGCCGTAATCAGGGAGCGCAAGCCGGAAAAGCCGCCCGATCCGGAAGGAATCAAGGCTTTCTCTGGTCGCGGTCGCCAAATCAACGCCGTTGATCTCAATGCTGTTTCGCGGGTTTTTGTGGTCTTCGAGATATCGCGTGATGTAGCTTTTCAGGCTTTCAGCGGTCACACCCTCTCCGGCGGTGATCGTCTTCGTGATGATTCCCCACACGCCGACGGTCGGACCGTCGATGTAGTGCGGCTCCGGGAGACTCTTGCAGTAAATCCGCGTGCAGAACTCGTCATCGGATATCGAGACGCTGACGCTTTCGAGGTTTCGGCTCAGCCGCCCCTCACAGCTCGCAGTTGTTTCGACCGATACGACGTTCACCCGCCACGGGAAGCCGTGCGTATCGTCAAATTCGAGCGCGTAGCCGTCTTTCTCGTCGCCGACCACTTCCGTCATCGCCGACAGGATGTTGTTGCAGTCATACGCATATTCGATGCTTGCGATTTTTGCGCACGTGCCGAGAACCCACGGCTTTTGACCGTTTACAAGCGTCGTCTGGTTTGCCAGCATCGCCGTCAGCACTTCGGCGCATGTTCCGCTGTACTTTCCCTCGCCGGGGATGATCGCATCGCCGAGAATTGCCGCGCTGTGCTCTAGGTCAACGTCGCCCGTGATGACATAGCACTCAGACGCGCCAGACACGCGGTAGAAGCCCGCGCTTCCGTCGATGGTATAAAGCTCTACCCATGCATGGAAAGGCGCTCCCTCGCCCGGAGGAAGCGTCATGGAAGCATCGTGCGGCGGTACAAGCCGCTCGTTGATGGACAGCGTAACGGGATGGAAGCGGCACACCTCGCGGAGCTGCGCGTCAAGCAGACGCGGAAGCCTTACGCTCATGTGTAATACCCCCTCACGCCGAATCTCGTCTTTGCTTTTCCGTCTGTGGAGACGGACAGCTTGCCAAGCTTCCCGGCTTCAAGCCGCAGCTCGTCGCTTGATTCGGCTGTCCGCTTGCTCAGTACGCTTTCGCTGCCGATTCGCGCATAAAAAACGCCGTGCTCGTCCGTGCCGATTTCCAGCGCCGAGCCGGAAGGGAGTGCAAGCCCGGAGAAGTGCAGCGCGGTTTGTCCGGCTGTCAGGTTTACGCTCGTGATCGCGCCCGTTCCGGCGTTGGTCACACTTGCCCATACGCGGGAATCATCCGCAAAGCCCGGCGCAATCATTTGAGCTTCGCCGTTTCCGTCAACAGTCGCGTTTCGCGGGTATTCGCTTTCCCAGAAGGGGATCTCAAAAGCCGTAAACGTCGCCGTCATGCTGTTTGTCCAGCGCAGAGCGGAGAAGTTCGGCAGGGTCTCACAGATGACGTGCAGCCGCCTTTCGGGTCGGTCGTTTGTCGTCAGAATGCTGCCGAGAATCGCCCACTCCGTCACTTTCTCCGCGATGAGGGCGCGGCGAACGGTATTCTGCTCGTGGATTTCAAATTTTACTTCGACGCTCAGGCTGTTCGTCGTGCGCTTCGTGATTCGCTGCCCGTTTCTCCCTGCAAGCGGTGTCGTCACAAGATCGCGCACGGGCGAAACGGTGCTCACGTCAAGCACATAGATTGCAGGATCGATGCTCGACAAATCAATGCCATTCAACCGGCAGGCGTATCTCGTCATCATACGTTTGCATACCTCATAGTTCTTGCGCCCTTTGCGATGTTGCGGCTCACGCGCTGCGTCACAAGATCGCCCACTCTATCCGCGCCCATGTACACACCCACGCCGTCAAGCGCTTCGCGTACAGCGACAGCGACGGCTTGGCTGATGCTCTCCGCGCTGATACTGCCGACGTTTCCGGCGCGGTAGGCCGTCGCGTCTGCGCGGTTCAGCACGGTTTCTCCGGCGTGGAGCTTGGCAATAAAGTTGTCATACGGCACATAGTCAAGGCCGGTCGCAAAGCTGCGCCCTGCACCATAGTTCTTATCCTTTCCCCAGTTCGACGGGTTAATCCACGCGGAATCCCACGCGGCAGAGGCTGCGCCAGCAACGCCGCCGCTCTCCCAGCCCTCTTGGATGGATTTAATGCTCTTTTCAGCGTTTGTGGAATTAAGGCTATTGACAAATGTATTCCACGCGGACTGGATACCAGAGACAAGCCCTGCGATTGTTTCAAGCGCCGCTGTCACGCCGCTCATAAACCCCTCCGGGACGTGCGTATCAATAAAGTTTGTAAACGCTGTTTTCGCCTTGTCCGCCCAGCGCTTGATATCTTCCCAGTGTGTAATAATCAACGCGAGAACGCCGGAAATGAGCAGAAGAGGCGATTTCATGGCAATCCACGCGGTAACGATGCCGCCAAGAACAACCGCCGCCGTTTGAAAGAGAGGATCGTCAACAAAAGCGCTGAAACCCTCAAGAAATCCCTCTACGTTTTCGGCTGTCTCCTTGTCAAAGCCGTTGAAAAGCAGCGCCAAGAAGTCCTCAACGCCCGTGAAGATCATGCCCGCAATGTTGCCAAACGAGCTGGCAATATCAAAGAGTGCCTGCGCGGTGTCGCTGGGCTTTTCTTCGCCGCTGCTCCACGCCAGAATCTTGTCCAGCAGGTCAATAACGCCGTCAAAGACCCAGCCCGTCGCGTCTGCCAGACTTGCCGCCAGCATGCCGGCGCGCATTTGAATTGTTTCGTCGGTGAGAAAATCCGTCGCTTTTTCGATTACCGGAATCAGATTTGTTCTGAAACTCTCACCAATCTTGGGCATGATTCCGTCTGTTCCGTATAGCGCGGAGCTGAGATTGCCGATTACGGTTTCCCATCCGTGACCTTCTCTTGCTGCTTGCCCGATAACGCCGGAAGCGGTATACATCTCATCAACGACGTTGAGAAGAAGATTCTGTTTCTGTGCTTCTGTGAGTTCAGACCATTTTTTTCCGTATACTTCAAGTGCTTTCGATGCGCGTGTGGATTCGGAGATTTGGAGACCGATTGAATCGCCAGCCTCTACATTTCCACGCAGGAACGATCTCAGTCTTACGTCTGCATCTTCAACGCTGATGTTATACGCGGCTGCGCTATCAGCAGCGAGGCGGACATATTTATCCATCATGGATATAGCTTCCGCCGCGTCCACGCCTGCGCTCCTAAACTGCATGAAGGATGACGTGCCAACGCCTTTAAGTCTTCCGGCCAGAATGTTTGTGTCCTTGCTGATCGTGTCAAGAGTGCCATTTGCAGCAGATTCCAGCTCACCGAACGTTTGACTGGCAAGAGAATCAAGGGCTTCCTTGTCTGCGGAGGACACAATCGCCTTTTTCACGATGTCAAAAATCTTGGAAAACGCGCTTTTAATTCCGTCGGCCAGCAGCTTGGCCTTCGCAAGCGTCCACGCGCTCAGGCTCTCCATCTTCGATTTTCCGTTGCTTTCGACTGCGGAAAACATGCGTTCCCACAACGTCTTATTTCTTTCCGTTGTCGTCTTCGTCGCACTTTCCGTTCCCTTGGTCGCGTTCTTGATGCCTTCTCCCGCTTCCTTGGCCGCGTTCTTTACGGATTCGGACGAGCGCCCGATACTCTGCGCGGCAGTTTGCGCATCGTTTTTAGCTTTGCGGATGCCCTGTTCATACTCCTTGGAATCCAGCCCAATCTTGGCTACAAGCGTAAACAAATCCATGCTTTACCCCTCCCCTCTTGCTTTTTTCCTTCTCTCGTGCTCGGCAATCAGATCGTCAATGATCTCTTGGCCCGTTCGGTTATCCTGTTCCACCAGCCCGACAAACTCCTCATAGCTCACGGGCTCGTTCCCCATCGCCTGACAGATGGCGGAAAGCATCTTCGCGCTGTACACGTCGCCCAGCCACTTTTGACGATCATCTGCCAAAAGGTCGGAAAGCGTCGAAATTGTCGGCGGTGCTCCGTGCCTGTAAATCGCCGCCGTTACAGCTTTCCGACCGTATGCACGGACGACGTAAAAAAATCCATCAGATCGGGGTCTGCGAGCGCGTTTTTTAGTTCCTTGATGGTCTGCATGCCCTTCTGACTGCGGATTTCCTCAACGGTTTTGTCGTTGATTGCCGCAAGAATCGCGAACGTGTCCTCCCTGTGGTCACCCAGCAGCAGCGGAACGAACTTGCCGATCATCATAGAAGTCTGCTGGATGTTGTTCATGCCGCTTTTGCTCAAATCGGCGATTTTCTGAAAGGTCTCCGTCGTCTTCTTGTCAAAGCCGATCCTCTCAAGCGGTTCTGCGATTTTGCAAAGACAGACAGACAGCTCTTCGCCGTTCATTTCTGAAAGTTTCATCTCATCACCTCAAAAAAGAAAAGCGCCGAAGGCAAAGCCCCCGGCGTATTGTTACTGCGCCGCTTCGTCGAAGAAGTAGATCGCGCAAGGCGCGTATTCGTTATTCTCCACGGTGTCCTGATAAGCGTGGAACTCGACCGGGAGCGTACCCTCACCCTTATCGCTGAAAGTCAGTGTCACGCCCGTGTTGTTCAGTGCATTGTCAAGCACAATGGCGACAAGCCCCTTGGACGTGTTGCCGAACCAGACGAGGTTCTGAATATAGTCGCCGTCTTCGATGTTGGTTCGCAGCTTGATCGTGGTCTTTTTCCCGACCGTGAAGGCTTTGTCCTCGGTCTTCTCAGCCGTGCCGAGTGCAAGCACGAAGTTATCCGGCGTGATCTCCATAAGCGTCGCGGTCAGCTTGATATCCCAAGTATCAATGACCGTACTGCCTTTGAACTCATACCGCTTTCCGTCCGCCTCGATGCTGCGCATGGTTGGCGTTGCGGTAAACGTGCCGCCGCCTCGCGTCGCGCCCAGCGCCTTTGTGCCGTCCTTAATGGCGCCAAAAAGGGCTTCTTCGAGCGCGCTGTATTCGGTGTAGGTGCTCAGGTCAAAATTTTTGAGAAAAGCGCCCGCGTTGAGCTGCAACCGCTCAAACGTCTGCGGTCTGACAGCCGTAACAGGTTTGCCCATTTATATCACCTCGATTGATACGAATTGATTTGAAAATTGAGATACGCGACTTTGATTTCCGGGTTTGCGATGGGTTGATACTGCACCAGCGGGTCAGCGGGACGAATGGCGACATAGCCGTTCGCCGTCGGAAGCATGAGCAGCTCGCCCACTGCCCTTGTGATCTCGTCAACCTTAGCGCATATGCCCTTGTAGCTTTCCGACCGATACCACACACGCGCCTGATGACTTGCAGCGTTTCGCCAGTCCGGCTCAATGACGGTGTAGGTGATATATGGGAGTTTCGCGTTCTCCGGCACGTTGCTTTCCGGGTATGCGTCAATGCCGAACCCGGAATAAAAGCTGTATAGCGCCTTTGCCGTCTCGGTCATGTCGGAAGCTCCCACCTCTCAGCCGTCACTTGTTCAAAGTCAAACGTCGCCGCGTCAGGCGGTCTGCTGTCGGTGTAGTCGCTCGTCACACGGAAGATTGCCCCGTCAGAGACGCGGCGGAAAACCTCGTGATACTCAAGCGCAACGCCTCGCGCCGTCGTGATGGTGTAGACGCTGGAAACACCCTGCTTCTCGGCGACACGCGCTTGTAAGCTCTGATCTTTGACAATCGCCGCGTCGAACTCGTCACCGTCCGTCCAGCTCGTTTCAAAGCCGCCTAGCCCGTCAGGGACGCGCTTTTTTTCCAGCATCACGCACGGCTGAGAAAATCTCTCGATTAGCTCTGCGTTAGTCATCGCTTATTCTCCGATAAGGGGCAAGGCGGGAGGCAAAAGCCCCCTGCCAGCCCATAGGCGCACCAGTCGTGCCGGATGCGCGGGAGTAACTGTAGCCGCCGAAACTCTCGGAAACCTTATCAGTCACCGGGTTCTTCTCCGTGTACGCGGCGATTTCTGCCACAAGCTCTTTGACGCTTTTCGGGATCGCCAGCGCCCAGATTTCGCCCTCGAAGGTTTCATCTGCCAGCATCTCGCCGCTCTGATAAACGTGCAGCCCGTCGGAAAACACACTGCCCCTGATACGGTAATACTGTCCCGGTTTCAGAAAGTCAACGTCAGGGATGCCGGAAGCGATGGTGAACGTCCCAGCGTCGCACCTGACGGGAAACCAGTTATGCAGATACGTCAAAACCGCTTCAAGCATTGGTTTGCTCCGTTTCTGCGGCTTTGATCGCCGCCGCGATATCCGCCTTGTTCATCGAGCTGCCGACACCCTCGACGCCCTTCTCGGCGGCATACGCCAGCAATTCAGCCTTTGTCATGCCGCCAAGATTGGCGCTTCGAAGCGTAGGCGTTTCGGACAGCTCCGTTATTCCCCCGTCACAGACGCGATATACAGGCTGTTCGGATTGTAAAGCATCGGCATAAAGAGCGCGCTTGCCTTTGTCCACAGAACAGCCGGATCTTTCTCCATCCACTGCGAAACGTAGACATACGGGCTTACACCGCTCGCTCCGACCTGCATAAACGCACCTGCGTCAGTCTCCGGCGGATCGCCCCACAGACCCTCGCCCAGGCGACCAGAAGGATTCGCCGCGAAGAGTGTGATCTTATCTTTCGGGTAGTAGCGCTTCGTCGTTCTGTTCGGGCGGCCATTTGCGCCGACACCATTTTCGACTGCATAGGTCAAATCGTTTGCGATAACGCGCTGAATGCCAAACTCCTCATTGAGATAGGCGTTGAAAGCGTCCGCGCGGACAAGCGCGCCAGCGCCAACGTTGCCGTTCACAGCCTTCTGAATCGCCGCATTGCTGCGCATTTTGGTGATGTTCGCCTTGCTGGTGTAAATGCCGGTCAGCGTCACGCCGTTGTCGGTCGCCTCATCGATCAGCGCTTGCAGCAGCTTCGGCACGTTAGCGCTCTCGGACAGATCAAGCGTCTTGGAGGTCTGCCCGGACGGCACGCCGTAATCAACGGTCAGGTCGAGGTTGTTTTCCTTGATCGTCACCTTGCCCGTCGCCAGCAGCTCGTTCTTGGCAACCTTCGTGCGCGTCACGACCTGCTCCGACAGGTTGATGCCATCGCGGATGACATAATCGTACATGTCATTCTGCTGCACGCCGCTTCGCAGAAGAGCGCGCATGCGCTCGGACTGATTGATTTTGACTTTAATCAGACCCTTTTCGATGTTGTGCGTATCAACCGGAACGCGGAAGGTCGTTCGCGCTTCGGTATCAAAGCCGTGGAACTGCGCCATGACGGGGATCTGATACTGCGCCGCGATGCTCTGCCAGTAGGCTACCAGATTCGCGGTTCGCGTATCGCCGAACAGACCGTCAATCGGGTCGTTCGGGCGGGCAACCTGGAACGGGATGTTCAGCCAGTCTTTCTGCGGGATAAAACCCAGGATGTTGTTTTCAAACATTTCAGCCATTTTTCTTCACCTCTTTCAGTACGGGCGCGTGATCGCCGGGGAAGTGGCAACAAAGGTGATGCCTTTCAGCGCTGTCTTTGCAGCCGTATCAACCGCCGGAGAAATCTTGTCCTCATAGACAGCTCCGCGTGTAACGATAGACCCCGGCATGTCGCCGCTGGACACGTCCACATCCTCATACAGGATGCCGACCGCCGTTGTGTCATTCGCCGGGATGACAGACCCCGCCGGAACATACTTGCCGCCGTTTGTGGCGGTTTTGGCGTTCTCGTGGTCTGCCTTGACCGTGCAAGTCTCCCGCGTTACGTCTTCAGTATGAACCAGAAAATAACCAGGCGCGTAAACCGCGCCGTTTTCAGCTTTGATAAAGCTCATTTTTTCGCTCCTTCTGCCGCGCCATAAATCGCGGCGTAATAATCCTTGGCGACCTGTGCCGCGCGGCTGGATGCCCCGCTGCCGCCGTTGTTGTCAGGCGGATTGTCCACATTCGCACCGCGCGTATCGGTGTTTGGGATGAAATCCGCATAGTCGGTCTGGATGCCCTTCTTCACGCCGTCAGCGTCTTCCAGCTTGCCGTCTTTGACCTTCACTGCGGAAAGATCAGTCAGGCGTACAATGCTGTCAGCTCGCTTTCCAGTGATGCCCAGCGCGTTAAGCTGCTCCCGGTACAGTCGCTCGGCCAGCGCCGCCGATTCTTTGGCGTTCTGGTCGTTCTTGTACTTTTCAAAAGCCGCGTGTTCGCTGTCATACTTGCTTTTGTAGTCCTCTCCGTCGCCATTGGCTTTCAGATCGTCCAACTCCTTCTGAACGCCTTCCAGCTTCTCAGCGTCGGCTTTGTAGCCCGCCATCTGGCTTTTCAGCCCGTCAACGGTTTCCGTGTGCGCCTCAACCACGCTATCAACCTGTTCCTCGGTCAGACCAAGCGCCTTGAGAAATTTTCTGGTGAATGCCATGTTTACGCTCCTTTACTTCGGGGGCTGTTCTTCGCCCTTCGCTTTATATATGCAAACGGCGGTGCTTTGCCGTTTTTGCCAAAAGAAAAACCGCTGTTCTCAGCGGTGCTTGTCAATTTCCCTGTTTGCCTTTGCCCTGATTTTCTCGATCTTGCGCGCCAGTGCGCGTTGACCTTGCCTTGTGCCGGGCGCGGCTTCTCGTGCATGCTTGATCTCTTTTCGCGCTCCCCTGCGGATTTTTTCGCGCCTAAACCGCTTGATAAGCCCCATTTTTAACCTCCTGACAGCTCGTCTCGCATGATTTCCTTATATTCTTCTCGGTGATCTTCAATCGCGGGTCTCAGATAGCGGTGAGGTCGCATGAACGATTTACCGATTCCGCTTCCTCGCGTCGTTGTGAATTGTTCCCATTCCGGAGGTGCTTCAAAGTGCGGACCCGTGCCAAGCTCAACATACGGTGCATATTCGACGTTGCTCCCCACACTCACCACGTCGTCGTCAACCTTGTGAGTGATGCTATTTTGTAGCGTTCCGCCGATATACCCTTTCTTTCCCGTGCTTTCTTCTGTTCCCTTCGGGCACTTGTCCTTTGCGTATGTTTCAGCTTTCTGACCGATGGTTTCAAGTGCCCGCGCCTTTGCGCGTTCCAGCTCGGCCAAAAACGCCGCGCTGTTGTCGATTAGGTTTCCCGCCATTGTGCGTCTCCTTCCATCCAGCCCACTCCGCGTAGGTCTTAAACGGTATCGTTTCGCGGGTGATGTTGTCGAGCCGCGTCTCATTTCGCGGCGGGTACTTGGGATTGTACGACACGAGCGCGCACCGGCAGTTGTACACGTTCGCGGGTCTTGCGTTTGGGTCGCCCGGACACATGATCTCGCCCAGCTCGCTTTGAAACGGCTTGTCTACGTCTACGCGCTGCCCGTCAAGCATAGCGTGAGAATGGCGCGTGTGGTTATCCAGCGTCGCCCGCCACTCCTTTTGCAGCTTGATGCCCAGCTTTGCCGCCTGATGATAGCTTTCGATTCGCCCCGCGTTCTGCGCGTAGGTCATCGCGGTTCTTGCGTGTCGCCTTGCGCTGACCTCGTTTGCCGTCGTCACGCGCTGCAATCGCTTCACGACCTTCTCAAGCGGTTCGCCCTGAATGATGCCCTGCGTGATCTGTTGCGTGATCTGCGTGTGATTCCACCGCTTGTCTACTGGTATATCCACCTTCGACGGCGGCAGAAGGTCGGGTTGGTCGCGGATAAGCTGCTTGACGGTCGATGCGTCGTACAGCTCAAAACCCATGTTCACCCGTGCGCCCCTTTCGAGTGTGAAGCTCGACCAGTTGGCATTATAAGCAAACGCTTCCGGGGTCGTGTCGTTGATGATCTGCATAGCAAGCTCGTTGCTGTGCGTCAGCGTCTCCGTCAGATTGGCAAGCATCTGCCGCCAGCGCTTTCCCTGAAACACTTGCCCCGCCAGCCAATCTCGGTACGTCTCTTGCGTGATCTCTCCCGCTTCGAGTTGCGCACGATACTTTTTGTCGTCCCTGCGGAACTTTGCGATGAACTTGTCAAGTTTTCGCTGGATGTCGCCCGCTGCTTCCGTGTATACGCCGCGAATGCGGCGCTCTAGCTCTTCGATTTGCTTGTCAGTCCATCGAACCGCCTGATCTGTCAAGCGCCGTCACCCCCGCCGTGTTCGCATAAATCCGCTCTTTCATCAGTTTCCCGGAACCTTTTCCGTTGCTCAGAGATCGCTTGTCGCGCTCAAAAACGCACGTGAAGCGCTCGTCCTCCACCTTGTAACTGCTGATAAATACTGGAGTTTTCTGCTTCGCTGCCCAATTAAAAAAGGATTCATGGTCGAATCCTTCATAACTGCCGCAGTCCGTGCCTTGATACGGGATATCTGCGTAAATCACGCTATTTTCTGGAATTTTGACGTTTTCATAGCTCTCGAATGAGATCTCCAGCCTTTCCAGCCTTTGCAGACTTTGCAGACTTTGCAGACTTTGCAGACTTTCCAGCCTTTCCAGCCTTTCCAGCCTTTCCAGACTTTCCAGCCTTTGCAGACTTTGCCTAAGCCTGTACAATCCGACAAGCTCATTGTAATCGTCGGGAAGCGGCATAAATTCCTGCATACGTTGGTACATTTCCCGCGTCGGGAACTCCCATTGTGAGCGCCCGAAGTAATGCCCCGCCATCTGCGTTCCGAGCCGACGCTGAACCTCAGCCTGCGTCAAGCCTGACGTTTTCAAGGCTTTCAGAAGATACGCCCTCAGTTCTTCCTCGTCTCTCTCGACATCGTCTTTCACGTTTTTAATCAGTTCGCCAAGCTCTGCCGGTGTGTATTCTTGTTGCGAAAGCCACCACCGAATATATTTATCCTTGTACTCGGATTCATGCGCCAGAACGTCCGTGTGGCTTCCGTCGCCGTCAATTCCCATATTTCGCAGGAGCGACGTGTCGCCGAAAACCCGCGCATAGTGCAGCGCTTTTTTCCATGGTTCTACTTCCTGCGCATACAGATAGTTGATTCCGTTATTTCCAAAGCTCCAACAATATCTTACATATGGGTCAACATCTTTTAATTTTTGAAACGTTTCTCGATCAATCCAGCGCTTTTCATTTGCATATTCTCCGTATATCGCACCCTTGAACAGTTTTAACGGCATTTCGCAAATGTCGTTCGCTATAATCCGCTCCCACTTCGGAGCAAGGCCTTCACAGATTTCAAGTGCTGCGTGTGTTATGGCGCAACCGCCAGCGCAAATATCAATCAAAACATCAGCCGATGGAAGAAAACTGACTATTTTCCGCGCTATGCTATTTTTGCTCCCTTTGTACGGTATGCCATAGCGCTTCACGTCGTTTCCTCCTCCGATTCCTCGCGCACAAACCGCCCTTCCGTTTCCTCGTCCAGCCGCGCCATGATCTCCGGTACTTTGTCGATGTAGATGTTCGGCAGATTCTCAAGAATCGTCTGTCTGTCAAGATACGGCGCTTCCAGCATCAGCATTTGTACCTGCTCAAGCTGGTTGCTGATGCGGTTTCGCTTGAAAACAGGGACATCATCAATGCCGATCAGTCCCAGAATCGACCGAATGCAGGATTCGAGCTGATTTTCAAAGTCATCCGCGTTCTCGTCAAGCGGTTGATACGCGGAGTTAATCGCCGTCGCAGTCTGGTTAGATGCGGAAATCGCTTTGGTGTCAAACCCACCGAAATCCTCATAGATATCCTGCCTGATGGTCTGCAAATATGCCGTCCGCGCAGCATACGGTATGTCTTGCGTATACGGCTTGATACCGCCGCCATCACTCGTATCTGCGACTGCGATATGCTGCAACAGGATTTGATCTCGGAATTTCTGCAAATCCTTGTCGTCCATGCCGCCGTAGTTTTCAAGAATCCAATAGATTTGCGCGCAGTCCTGCAAATCGTTTGCAAATCCAGACCGAATCAGATCATAGCTGTCAATGCTCTGCTGCAAACCGACAAGCGTCGACTGATGCAATCGGCTTCCCCACAGCGGGACAATCGGCAGGCGGCTGTAATTTTCCTCTGCGATAACCTCAGGCTCTGCATCGGCAGGCGCTTTTGAGACAGTCTGCTTGTACGCACGCAGATCTCCATCTTTCTCAAATCGTGCATACCCAGATTTTGATTTAAACCGCCTGTAACCGTCTTCGGTGTACAGTACGGCAATCGTCGGCTTAGTGCCGTCAATGCGCCAGTATCGCAGACCGGCGCGCAGCGTGCCGTCATTCTCGTCCCACAACGGCACAAACTCAGTCAGTGGGAAGACGTGGATGTGATCAAAGTTGAAAAACACAAAACTGACACCGTGAATCAGCGCCAGATATCCAGCTCTGTACAACTCGGTGTCAAACGTCCTGCCCAGCTTTGCTTTAGTCCCGCCGCCCTTCTTCACTTTTCCATCGGTGTCTTTGTCGCTTGCAAAGGTCACGCCGTTGCCCAGCGAGTAGGCGCAGCGTTGCGTATTCAACCTCCGGAAGAAATTTGACGCGATCTTGTTGTTTGATGCAACATAGTTTCGCACCGATACCCCAGCAGATGAATAGATTTTCTTCACATATTCATTTATGGTTTTGTTTCTCTGATGGTCGTACAGGTCGGCAGTCCGTGCCATTTCAACTGCTTCATTTTGTTTGTGCTCCGCAATCATCTGTGAGATGAAATCGGGGATTTTATTCTCGTCCGTCGGGAAATCCTGCCACGTCAGCAACGCCATCACCTCCTTATGCGAAAAATGGGCTTTTATACTCTTCTTTCGGCTTGACAAGCCGCATGGTGCGCACGCCATAGCGCAGCGCGTCCATCAGATGGTCATTTACTTTTATCGGCTTGTCGTCCGCCTTGTCGTCCCAAACATAGCCGTCAAACTCTTTCCGCAGCTCCGGCAGATTGTCGAAAATCCGCACGTCGCCGCGCTGCATGCAAACCGCGACGTCGCGGATGCCGTCCAGAACGTCGTTGTCTGCCTTGCGTACACGGAAGGCAAGCCGTGAGCGTCTAAGCGCCGCGATGAACGATGCAGCAGATGGGTCAATGATCGTCATCACACCGCGCTGTTGGTCTTCCGGCAGGCTCTCGCTGACGAACCGCTCTATGTCGCGCACATAGTCCTCATCGGTCTTTTGCACTTGCGTGTCGCGTCCTGAGTAGCGATATTCTCGGAAAATGTGCCAAACGCCCTCGCTTTTGCCCCACAACAGAGCAGCGAAGGCGTTTTGTGTGCCGTAGTCGATGGAGATGAAAACGTCACGCCAGCGCGGCGGCGTGAACGGTGTTTCGAGTGCTGAGGAATAGCCGGGATAGATCATGCCTTCGGCAGATACGCGCTTTCCCTCAATGTCCCGCTTGTACCATACGGATTGCGGGTCGTACTGTGCGACAATTTCCGCGAATCTCTCGTCGGATATTGTCGCATTGTCGCGCATCAAAAACAGCTCGTAATTACAGCCGCCCGGCAATTCTCCGCTCTCCTGCTTTATGCGGTACAGGTCGATATATTTTTCATAGATCGGAGAATTCGGTGCGCTTGGGTTCAAGTCCCAGAAGAACTTTCTTAGTTTTGCCGCAGCGGTTCGGTTGAACGCCTCCTGAATGAAAGTTTCATGGTGAAGGTTGACCTCCGTTGCAATCCACATGCCGTAACTGTTTCCTCGGATTCGCTTGAAGCTGTCTGCCTTTCCAGCTCCAGCAAAAATTACAATTTTTTCCCCCGTCTTCGTCCTGACGCGGATGCAATCATTCCCTCGATATTTGCCCCATGTACAACGCCCACGGAACTGGGCTTCAATGCCCATTCCGTTACAGTCCCCGATATTCAGCTTTGCCGTTGGCGATGTTGAAGCACTCGCAAGGTGTATCTTGTCCGGGCAAGTTTCAAGCTCTGTGCAGAAGGCGAAAACATTATCAACCGTCTTTCCGGCACGAATAGCTCCCTCGGCGATATTGTACATATTTTTGTGACAGGCGCGGATATATGAGAGGTGCTTTGGGCTAAAAACAGGCACATATTTACGTGTCTTCATCGCCATATACCTCTTCGCGTGTCGCGTCAATGTCTTCGATGTCAACATCCGCCAAGTCCATGTCTGCCGTCAAATCTTTATAAGCCGCCGTCAGATCGCGAAGCCGCCAGCGCTTCGATATGACCTCGCGCTTTCCTCCACCCTTCTCAGGCTTGATGATGTCCTTTGCACTCTCCGTTCCGATGCTGCCGGGCAGAGCGTCTATCTCACTCTCCAGCCGGAGAAGCAGCTTTGACCGAATTCTTGCAGCAATAACCGCGTTATTTGCGGCTTCGTCCGCTTTCTGCGCGACAATGCGCTCATTTGTCCTTTGTCGCACTTTTGTCGCGGTTTTGTCGCGGGTCTCTTTCCATTTTTCCGCTTTCGCCCTTCGCCCGACCGCGTCCTTGGAAATCCCGTACTTGTCAGCCAGATTGCGTATGGATGCGCCGCCTGCTATATACTCGGCTCTTATCCGCTCCCAGTCCACCGTCGGCACATCTTCGCACTCCCCTTTTTAGTGATTAAATGTAAAAACAGAACATCATTGTGATGTGAACCCTGTTTTTTATTATTTACCTCCGATTTGGCTTTTCCCGCCAGTGTATCATCTTGTACAGCCAGCCGTGCGAATTTTCCCATTCCAGCGTTTCGAGCATCTTGTCAAGTGACGATTTCGGCGGCGGAGATGGAAAAATATTTGTGCAACACATCGCCGACAGCATTTGCTCATCGTGCGTGATCGGAATTGGCTGCATAAAGCAGCTCGGGAATGGGACAAACTGCTGTCTTCGCTGAATCCGATCTTCCAGCAGCTCAATCTCTCTTTGCAGTCTTCGGATGTTTTCTTGCCGAAGTTCTTCATAGCGTTCCTCGGCTGTCTTTTGAGTTTGCTGTTTCTCCATGCCGCAAACCCTCTCTGCACATCTTCCTGAATCAGCATAAGTAACGCCGCTCCCTCTCTGCGTCCATGTCTGCGTTGCGTCCCGATCTGCGCCGGAGGTAAAGCGCAAATCACCCCAAAACAAAAGCCGTGACGTTCGCCGCGGCTTTGCTGCTGATTATAACCCAGCGTCCTGCGCTTTGCGCTCTTCGCTGATTTTAATGTTATCACACTGTCGCACTCTATGTGTAGCTCCGACCGCTCTATAAGTCTACTGCAAGTCGCCTATAATCTCCCTCTTGTACGCCCAGCCTGTGCTTTTGGCCAGCCCTTGACGTGCCGTCGCCTCAGTGACGGAAAGTCCCTCGATAAAATACGCTTTGCAAAACTCTCGCACTCGGCTGACCTTCTCAAGTGTTTCGATTTGCAGCACAATCTTGTCGATCACCTCAAGCGCCGCCGAAATTGCCGTAAGATATGCCGTGCTTGCGGCTTGCAGCGCCTCGAAAGCCTTGTCACGCCGTATGACATAGGCTTCAAGCCCTGCACCGCTGGACGAGCCGGACGGCATGCCCGTGAGCTTTTGTGCCGTCAGATAGGCGGCCTTCTCTTCCTCGTAGGCTTCCTCCGTCCTTACATATGCCTTGCGCTTTTTCCGCGTGTCAAGCAGCGTTCGCTTGTCCGCTTCCGTTAACTGCATTATTAACCTCCTTTTTGTGCCTTTCGCTGAAACTCCAACCAGCGCTCATGACTGCGCTTTTTGCACGTTCCCTCTAGGCAAGCCGTGTAGTGGTTTTCCAGCGCTTGCTTCCTGCCGCCGGCATACACCTTGTATCTTTCGCATCCCGCGTGGCAGCCTACCTCGCGGCTCACGCATTCGCGGCATGGCGCGTTATTCATGGTTCTTTCGCCTCTCTTTCCCAAGTCTCAATACTCCTTCGTGAGACTATCGCGGTATATATTTTCCCGCATTTCTCGCAAACGTTTGTGAAGGTATAATTTTCTTCATCGTGCTTCACCTTGAGCCGCGCGTCTGAATACATGTGTCGACATAGCTTCTGCCTAATTCGCGTCATCAGTTTTCCCACGGTATTTCCCGCCTTTCCTCTTCTGTCGGCTTGCGCAGCCAGCAGCGCCATTCTTCCCCATATGTCGGTTCAAAAAATTGGCTATTTACCAAACACTTTACCGTTGCCGTGCTACCGAAAGCAAGTTTCGGAAAGTCAATCACCATCCAGCGATTTACGTCGCCATGATCCTTTACTTCGTACCACAACGGCGTAGCATCCGCGCCGCCTTCGCAATATGCTTTCGCTTCTTCCGGCGTCAGCACGCGGTTCTTCGGCTCGGCGCGGCGCAACGCCATTCGGAACGCCGATTCAGCATCAATGCCGATTGGCGAATCCCAGCCGCATTTCGTGCAAGCGTAGCAAAATGCGGCTTTACACAAATGCATCAACTCCATGTCAGCCCCGCATCCGGGGCATTTAGGCGTGTTATTCATGAATTGATCTTCTCTTTTTATTTTTCACCATTCAACAATTCGGTCATATTCACAATTGGCGTTGCGCTGCCTCCGCTGATAATCGGCAGCTGACCATTCCACTTTTTAATGTATTCTTTCTGGATGACTTTATCTGTAATGTTCTTCGATTCTACTTCAAGGCGATAGCTTTCTGCATCAGCCTGTATTCTGATTGCTTCCGCATCGGCCTCAGCCGCGATCTTCTTTTTTTCTGCATCAGCCTGTGCCTTAATTTTTTCACGTTCTGCTTCGGCCTCGGCAATGATGGTCTGCTGCTCCTGTTCGGTCTGCGTTTGCAGTTTCTTCTGTGTGGCAACCTGTTTAGCTTCCACCGCATCGGTAAAGGCATCAGAAAAATCAATATCCGTAATGGCGACATCTTTGATTTTTACATCATAGATTTCCATTTTTGAATAAATGGTTTCATAAACTTCGCTAGAAATGATTCCTCGTTCAGAAATCAATTCTTCTGCCGTGTATTTGGAAAATACAGCTTTGACAGCATCCAGGATGCACGGCTCCATGATTTTACTGCCGTAATCCTCGCCAACCTGTGAATAAATACGTCTTGCTCCATCTTCTGACAGTTTATAATTGCAGGTCATTTTGATATCAACCTGCTGAATATCTTTGCTGAATGCCGAACAAACGACCTCGTATTTCTGCCAGCGGCAATCCATTTTGACTACCGATTTCCACGGAGGAATGACGTAGAAGCCGGGTGTCAAAACATCAGCTTCAGCCTTACCCAAATTTAAGACAATGCCGACATATCCTTCTTTAATTGTCGTTGCAGACGCGGAATCCGCGCAGAAAAAAGCGATAACAACTGCGACAATCAAAACAAAAATAATAGTGCAAACCTTTTTCATAATTTTCCTCCTGACTTTTACTTTCTATATTATTCATTATCGGTTTTTACGCGGCTCTCAAGCTGCTCGATGTAAGCGAGCGCATCTCCGCACACATTCATGATGCACGGTTCAGAATGGCCGTCATTATAAGGGCAATCCGTGTGTTGCCCGTGACACTCATCCACCCCGCAAGCATACAGCCCTTTCTTGATCTCATCAGGCGTTTTCATCGTTCTTCCTCCTTTTCCGCTCTTTCTCGATCTCCGCCAGAAACTCCGCCCACATCGGCGCGTCGATCTCTGCGTCTCCCAGATTGTCAGCCTCGGCGATATCCCGCGCCATCACATACAGCATATTATCGCTCAGCGCCGACAAGAACGGCTTGATAAAGCTCATTACACTCCACGGCATGTAGGTACGCCGCCCCAGACAGTAGCGCACTGCGCAGTTGCAGACAAATCCAAAGTCCTCTGTGTTGGCGATCTTAATCATTGGTTTCCTCCTTCGGCGGCTCGGTAAGCGGCAGCACCCTGTTCGTCATCGCTTCCTCGTGCTTCCGCAGACGGTCGCGCAAGTGGCCATATCCACTAAGCGCCGCGTATACCGTTGCAACAGGGCAGTTATCAAAGACACAATCGAAGAGAAGCTCGTCCTTTTCCTCGTCGGTCATGGTCCGGCCTGCAAATGCCGAACATCCAAACTCCGGACAAAGCTTTTTGAAGCAGAAATCCGTAATAGGCATACCATCCGCGCCATCATCACTGTAACGGATGTAGCTCCATCCATCTTTCCCATAGATCAGATTCAGCATCGTTTCAAAATTGCCCTGTGGGTTATCCGTCACCATCTTCGGTAGTTCAAAAACGGATTTTTCCGGCATTTCATTCACGGTCTTTGTCCTCCCAATCCATTTCAACCCGCAGTCCCGCGTCATAGGCCGCATGAGCTTCGGCGCGGCCATTCAGATATTGCAAAAACGCTTTCGTTTCCGCCGAATCACGGATATCCGCCATCATGTCTTCGTCCCAGTCCTCGTATTGCTCGGCGGATTCCATCATGCTTTCCACCATGTCCCGGATATCGTCCTCCCGGAAATGTGCGACGTTCTTCTCTGCCAAATAAACCACAATTCCGTGCCTGTCTATCTCGCCGTTCTGAATCGCCGCCAGCAGGTCGTCCTTGTCCATCACCTCCGGCGTACAGCCCAGCGTGTACGCGCACTCGCCGCCCGTGTAGACCATCAGCTCTCGGTCGTCGTTCAGCTCGCTGAATTTCGGTTGCTTCACGCCCTCCATCGCCTTGTTAATCACTTCGGATAGCGCTTCCGCGTATTCTTTCAGGTCAACATTTCCGTATTCGTCACTCATGGCTTTCTCCTTAACTTGCTCAGCTTTTAACTATCTGTCTTTTCCGTGGCATGATTTAAATAATAGCTGCATTTTTTAAGTTGCTGGTAACTTTCAGCCGTCCGTTTTTTTCTCCGTTTCTGCGGCAATGCGCTTTTGAATTTCAAGCTCTACGCACCGCTCGTGAAAATCCTTGGGCACAACGTCCTTTGACAGCTTTTCCAGCATGTCGGCGGCCTGCGACAATATGATGTTTCCGCAGTCAGACGCTTCGGAAAATGCACAACCGCGACAACTCGCGCTACCGCAGAGCCTTAGTGTCTTAGCCAGCTCTTCCACGCTTAACTGCGGAATTTCGGGCTGCTTTTCGGCATATTCGACATATTTGCACACCTCCGGGTGTTCGCTCGTCGGGCATGTGTCGCCGCGATACGGACAATCGCCATTGGTGCAGACGCCTTCAAACGCGGCGTACCATTTACATTTCATTGACTATTCCCTCCATCACATATAGCACGCACGGCAACGCCATGCCGTTACCCCACATCTTGCATCTCGCGCTGTCGCTTCCGTCCACGCCGTCCTCCCACCAGTCCGGGAAACCCTGCAACCGACAGCATTCAAGCGGCGTCAGCCTGCGGACGATGTAGTGCCATAATCTTTTGAGCAACACCGCCTGCTGGTCGTGCATACAGTTCAGCGCGCCCGCCTTGTCGCTCATGCTCATCTGGTTCAGCTGGCCGTTGCCCACAACGAGCGCCGTATAGTCCGTCACCCGGCTTTCGTGGTCTCCTGTCAACGTCGGCACAATTTCCCCGTCGCCGTTCCCTCGTGCATCATATGCAACGATGTCCCTTGGCTCGACGGCTAAGTGCGCAAGCAGCGTTGACCCGATTTCGCTTTCCACGTACTCGCCGCGCTTTGGGTTTTGATATACGACCGGGTTTTGATAATTTAAGCTGTACCCGCCGTTTTCTTTGGCTTGCAGCGTCCCGCTGATTTCCTCGGTCAGCCGCAGGTTTCGGCAGTCCGCCGCGTAAACCACCACGTTTCCGCCCTGATTGCATTCCGGCGTGTCAACCCATGTGTCGAGCGTCCGCGTCACATCGCGCTCTCGAAAGCAGCTGTCCGGCGTCGGGCTTTTCATGCTGTTGCTTTTTGCGCCCGTGATGTCGTAAACCACGCCGACCGTCGCCTGACGCTGTGCGCCGATACAGGGACTTACCTGTCCGCTGATGGGGTCTTGCGGCAAGTGGAACGCTCGACAGTCTCCACCAGCGCTTCCCACAGCATCGCCGGAATCTTCTTGCCGCGCTTTTCTGCACGCTTTAAAATCCCTAAGCAGGCCCTCGCGCTTAAAGAGTATTTCTCCGGCGCGTTGACCTCTAAAATCTGCGACAAGGAAGATTCTTTTGCGTCTTTGGGGCACGCCCCAGTATTTGGCGTCCAGCACGCGCCAAGCAATCGAGTAACCATCTCCCAGGATGCACCCGGCGTTTCGCCAAACAAGCTTGTCTGCCCGGCCTGCCCGTGCAGGTTCAGGCACATCAGCGCCGTCTCCGCCCGCCGCACGGACGAACGCTCGCAGCACTTCGAGGAAGTCCCGTCCCGAACGGCTTGAAAACGCGCCCGGCACGTTTTCCCAAACGACGTACCTTGTGTATTTTCCATTCGTGGCCTCCCGCATCTCGCATATGATTCGTATCGCATCGAAAAACAGGCTGCTCCGCTCGCCCTCTACAAGCCCCTTCTGCGCCCCTGCCTCGCTCAAATCCTGACAGGGGCTTCCGAAGGTGACGATATCCACCGGCTCGATCTCCGCGCCGCTGATCTTCGTGATGTCGCCGAGGTGGCGCATGCTGGGGAAGTTCTTTCTCGTCACCCGGATGGGATACGGCTCAATCTCGCTTGCCCATACGGGTGTGATGCCGCACATCGCCGCCGCTAAGGGGCATGTGCCGCTTCCGTCGAACAGACTGCCCAACGTCATTTCCCGTGCCTCCACTCTCGTCCTCGGTTGATCTCCATCTTCTCCCGCACCGCCTTGTCAATGTCGATGCCCAGATACCCGGCGGCGGACAGCGCCGTGATGATAACGTCCGCCAGCTCCTCACGGAAGTGATCTGCGTCTTCCGTCGAAAAGATAAGCTCGCGAATTTCCATCGAAATGAACAAAGCGGCAATCACGTTCTTTCTAGTTTCGTCGCTGTTTGCATAAGTAATCACGTCAGCTATGCCGCTTTTTCTGAAATCCTCATTCGTTGCTATCAGCTTCCAAACATGCATTTCGTCCCACAGCCCATGTTTCACCGCGTCATCGTAGATTTCATCGCGCAATTCGTTCAGCATGCTCTTTCCCTCCATCAAAACGGCAATTCTTCGTCGTCCACTTGCGTGAACCCGCCAAAATCGTTGTGTGGTTGCGGCGCATAGGCCGTCCCGCTGTCTTTGCTCGCCGCCGTCGTGTATGCCCCCGGCGCGCTCTGTGTGCTTCTCTGCTGGTTCTGCGGCGCCAGGAACTCCACCTCGTCGGCGACGATATCCCAAGCCGTCCGCTTGCTTCCGTCCTTCGCCTCGTACTGCCTCGTCTGGATGCTGCCCGTCACGGCCACTTTGCGCCCCTTGGCAAGATACTTGCCGCACAGCTCGGCCAACTGCCGCCACGCGATGACGTTCAGAAAATCCGTTTCCTGCTGGCCGGTCTGCGCGTTGCGAAAGCGGCGATTGACCGCGATGCTGAAGTTGCAGACCGCAACGCCGGACTGCGTGGATCGCATCTCCGGGTCTTTCGTCAAATTGCCGATCAGAAAAGCCTTATTCACAGCCATTCTCCTTTTCTTCTCCGTATTTTTGATTTTTTTCAAGGTTCTTCACTTTTTCGATCCTCCCAAGTATTTTTTTATACATTCCGCAGCTTCGCACCATCCCCGGCACACCGCCGCGCAATAGCCTTGTTTTTGCAAGTCATGCAGCCATAGTTTTTGGCAATCGCTGACCGTTCCGCCCTTTGTCCTCTTCATCTCAACAAAAAGCCCGTGAAACTCTCCGCGCGGAACGGGCAGGAAGATGTCAGGCACTCCGCTTTTCAGCCCTTCGGCCTTCATCCTGCCGCCCGTCATCCAGCTTCTTTTCCCCTCGTTCGGGATGTGGAACATCAGCGCCAATTCCGGGTACTTCCCGCATTGCATCGCCGCCCAGTGGAAAAGGGTCTGCTGCTCTTCGGATTCAGTCGGTACTTGCTCTTTCATGCTTTTCCTCCGTCATTGCATCTCCGAAAATCTCATGGTCGCGCCGTCAAAATACAGCGTAATCCTTCCGCATCGGCCGCCTCGATTTTTGTCCAGAAACAGCTTTCTTTCCGGGTCGTCCTTGTCGTTCGGCGCATGCAGCAGGAGTACTGCGTCTGCGTCCTGCTCGATACTGCCGGATTCGCGGAGGTCTGACAGTTTTGGCTCGTCGTTCCGCTCGCTCGCGCGGTTGAGCTGTGAAGCGGTCAAAACCGGGATTTTCAGCTCCATCGCAAGCGCCTTTAGCCCTCTTGTGACAACTCCGACTGCTTCCGCGCGGTTGTTTGTCTTCTGTCCTGCATCAAGCAGTTGCAAGTAATCAGCCACGATCAAATCAAGTCCGCCATGTGCTCGCGTCCTCAGCGCCATTCGGCGGATATCCTGCACGGTTCGCGCTCGCTCGCTGATGCAGAACCTCTCTGACGGGATTTCTGCAAAGCTGTCAGCGACTTTGATGATCTCGTCTTCCGTCAGGTTGTGTCGTTCGATTTTGTCCACTGAGACGCCGCTTTTCTGCGCCACAACACGCCCAACGACCTCGTCCGTGCCCATCTCGCAAGATACCAGCAGGATTCTTCTGCCTGCATCCAGCGCCCGAACGGCCATGTGCAGCAGGAGCGCGGACTTGCCGACGGAAGGCCGTGCGCCGACGACGATCAGCTTTCCTCCCGCAATCAGCAAGGATTGATCGAGCTTCGGAAACCCTGTCTTTGCGATGGGTTCAACCGTTCCGCTCGTGAGCCGTGTATAAAAGCCGCAAAGCGCGTCTGCGCCGCTGATAATGTCTCCGTCGTCTGTTTGTCCGCCCAACTCGTTTAGACGCACCACCGCGCCGTTGAGCAGCTCTGACGTGGATATCTCGCCATCGTTCGCGCTCTTGACTGTATCCAGGCACGTCTTGATAAGCGCTTTTCGCATTGCTGCTTCCCGGATATTCCGCGCTTGCTGTTCGGCAAGTGCCGTTGTGACGGTCTCCGTTGCGACGACGATAGCCTGTTCAAGGTCGTCGTCAGAAATCACGCCTTCAAGCGTCGGGATATCGCATGGACGACCTTGCCTCTCAAGCGCAAGCGCGGCCTCAAAAATTCGTCGGCAGAACGGGATTGTGAACCATTCGGCTTTAAGCCCGGAATCGCTTGCCTTTGTGCCGCCCTTGATGATTGCGCCGCAGAATTCGCGTTCAGAGATCTCTTTGGTGAGACTTTGGTACGGATCGTCCATAACTCATTCCTCCCACGCTGTCAGGCGGCTTGTCCGCCCATGTGTAGCCTCGCTCTTTCTCTTTGCGAAGAATGCCCTCGACATACCGCCAACATCGGCTTTTTTCTGTCGCTCCTTGAGTTTTGTTTATGGCTTTCAGCAGATTTTCAGCTCCGTAATCAGCCCTGAGTCTGTCCATCGCGTCAAAGTCGCCCGAAGCACTGGCGGGTAAACCCATGCGCTTTGCAGCAGCCTTCACGTCTGCCTGTTCTTCCCGCATTCGCCGCAGTTCGTCGTCTGTCACGTCGTCGTAGGGGTTTGGGGTTACGTAACCACCACCAATATTCTTTTCTTGTTCTTTTACTTGTTCTTGTTCTTGTATATATGCGTTTTGCTTGACGTTGCTTTCGTCTGCTTCCGGTTGCTTGGCTTTGCTTGGCTTTGCTTGGCTTTGCTTCGATGTGCTTGCGTTTGCTTCCGTCTGCTTGACGTTGCTTTCGTCTGCTTCCGGTTGCTTGGCTTTGCTTGGCTTTGCTTGGCTTTGCTTCGATGTGCTTGCGTTTGCTTCCGTCTGCTTGACGTTGCTTTCGTCTGCTTCCGGTTGCTTGGCTTTGCTTGGCTTTGCTTGGCTTTGCTTCGATGTGCTTGCGTTTGCTTCCGTCTGCTTGACGTTGCTTTCGTCTGCTTCCGGTTGCTTGGCGCTTCCTCCTTTCTTCCCGCTTGCTTTCTTCGCTTCCAAGGATTCAGCGCACTGGTCGATTTTGAATTGAAGCGTGTCCCAGACATACCATTCCGGCGCGTTCTCGCCAAACGTCGGCAACTCGCCACGGTAGGCATAGGCCATCATGGCCATAAAAAGCCGTCCGCGCTGTGCGTCATCATATCGCTTGAGAAGAACTTCGATGTCTGGGAAGACCTTCAGATAATCCAGCATTCTTTTTCCCCTTTCTACTTAAAGTAAATGGCGGCAAGCCCCGGAATCGAACCGGGCGGCGCGGGCAAGGTGCTTCGCGTCAATCTGTGTGAGGAGGGAAGAACGGAAAGAAACCTTGACGAATAGGGGGGGTGTTGCACCCGCGCGATGCCTTCCGTGCTTGCCATAAGTGCCGCCGTTTTGCCCCGGCGGCTAGGCTGTCTGTGAAACGTCTTTTATTTGCCGTCTTTCCGGCTGCCAGAAAAAATGGTGTGCGGTCTTTCCCGCCGTCAGATGTGAAAAACAGTTTTGTCTTTCTGCCGTCTCTCCGGCTGTCAATTTTGTTGATCGTCTTTCCGATCTGCCGATGCTAAAGGACACGTTCCTCGTCTTTCCGAAGCGCCAGAAATGAAATGTACGGTGCCCGTCTTTCCGAGCAGCCAGTATGATCATAATTTGCCCTTGCTCCGCTATCCTCCCTTCCGCTGGAGCTTTCGCCGTTTCAAGCAGTTCCTTCGTGCTTGACTTACCCAAACTTCTTCTGCTCGGCACGCGGCGGTATCGACCCGCCCCTTCTTCTTGGCGCTGCTTGCCGCCTTGAAGCTGCTCTCCTGAGCTGCGCACCATGCGCAAGGGTTTAGCCCTTGCGGTTTTTATTGTTCCTTGTCTTCGGGCGCGTTCTCCGGCGCGTCATGCGCCGCTCCCGTGTCCGTTACGTCTACGATGCCATCAGGCAGTGGGGATTCGTCATCGACCAACCCCGCGCTTATATCGTGCGCCGCTTTCAGCGCGGCGGGCGATGCGCTCTTGTAGTCGATGGACATAACGCCCCAGCGTCCGAGCAAGCGGCGCATGACGGTTTTCCGCGCCATAGCGTCCCAGTCGTCGCGCCAGCCTTTGCCCTGAGTCTTTCCCTTGCGGTTCTTTGCTTCGTGCGCCTCGATCTGCTGAACGCTCATGTACACCGTCTTCTCCGTGCCGTTCACAAGGCGATAGTAGCCGACATAGCCGATAATCGGCAGTTTCTCGCGCTCCGCCTCGTCCTGCTCCCACCGGAATTCAAAGTCTTCGGTCAATCTGTCGCAGGAGATCAACTCTCCTTCGCGCACATCCGTGACGTTTAGTCGCTTATATGCTCCGGTTCGGAGTGCGAGCTGAATCATGCCCTTGTAACCGAGGATAAACTGCGCTTCCGGAATCTTGATCCAGTTTCCGTCGTCTGTCTTTTTGCTGTTGTTGAACGGCACGATGTAGGCAAAACCGAGCGCATTGTCAACCGGAAGATCATAGCTTGCGGCCTTGAGTGCCGCCTGAATGACCGTCTGCGGGGCTTGCCGAACCGCCGCCGTCAGGTTTGCATCCGCGTTGCAAAGTGTGATGACCGCCGAGATAAATTGCGGCGCTCGATCACCCAGCAAGTCGCTCAGGCGTTTTTTGTAGCCCTCAGAATCGAACATGCCGTTCAAAATCTGATTGACCGTTCTCGCCGCGACGGGTGCGGTCGTAGTCGCCGCGACGGGTGCGCGGCTGGCGGTTGCGTTTGTGATAATTCCCGCCGTGTTCCTTGCCTGTCTTTCCATGCTTTTATGCCTCCTTGACCATGAATCGGCGCGTAGGTGCGCCAATCTTGATGTATCTGTCAACGATTTCAGGGTGCTCTTCCGCGAGCCGCTTGGTGTCGATGGTCTTTCGCGGGCTGCTGTTTTTCCAGCTTACGATGTAGTTCGCGCTTTCTCCACGCTCGGATTCGCCCATGCACTCCTTGATGCGCTGCTCATACAGGGCTTTGTCCCCCTCAAGCTCTTTGATTTTGCTCGTCAGCGTCATGTATTGGCTGATTGCATCGTCGCAGTCAAGCATGATGGTCGAGCCATCAGATACAGGATAACGCTTGGTCAGGATTTCTTCCGCCGCCTTGCTTCCGTCCACGGGCGGGCATTTGCCTTGCTCGACGTACTCACGCCAAAAGTAGTCCTCGGCAGAGATGAGTGCCTTGATCTGGTCTTCGTTCTCCTTGCGCTTGAAGCTGTATGTATACATCCCACGACCGATGACCAGCACCACGAGCTTCCATTCATCCCAACCCGTGACCGCGAGATAGTGCATGCACTGCGCGTAGTACCACGGGTTGATGTCCCCTCCAGCAAAATCGGTCTTTGAAAAAGACGATGTCGTCTTGATCTCGACGCCGATCCGTTTGCCCTTGACGCGGCGGTCGATGTTCGCCAGCATAAACGGGTGTTCGATGCTCCGCATCATCTGATTGCATCTGACGATGTTCAGACCGCTCTCTTCGGCGTATCGCCTCGCGACGTGGTCTTCTAGCACGTTTCCGAGCCAGATCGCCTCGCTCTCGCTCTCTTCTTGCGGCTCGTCCGCGCTGGTCTTATCCGCCCAGACCGTGAGGGGTGACGAGAACGGATTCAAGCCAATGATCGCGGCCGCATCGCTTCCGCCGATACCGGCTTTTCGAGCCGCGAGCCATTCTGCGCGGCTCATGTTGCGCGTGTCCTTGTACACGGTGTAGATTTCTTTCATTTTCAAATCGCCTCCGCAAACGTCCATCCGGTGCCGAGCAGCTCAAGCCACTCCGTCGTGCTGATGCTGTCGGCGCAATCCTCGCACAAAATCTTGCTGCCGATCTCCGCGATCTTGTCACCCTCATAGATCGCCGCCTTGCATCTGCTGCACTGACATACAGGCACATCGGGTTCGGCGTTCGGACAACCGCTCAAACACGGGAAGTTGTGGCAGATATCACACATCCTTCTTTCCCTCCTTGTTCTTGTCCATTTCCGCGAGGATGCACCACACCAGCAGCAGCGCCGCACCAACCACGCCAACCGCCAGCGCATACGCAAGCACCATGCCCAGCCCTTCAAGCAGCCGGGCAAAGAATCCTATAAACTTCGCTTTAAGCATTGATATTTCATCCTTTCCGTGCTATAATAGATATGGTTTAAATTTTCCATTGGCTTCCGCTCGTGTTGCTGCACGGGCGGCTCTTTTTTATTCCACGATTTCCCACGTGAACCGCCCGTTCTGTCCGTTCCGCCACTGTCCCAAGCCCTTAATCGCGCCATAGTTCAGCGCTTCTTCAATGACGTTCCACGTCAGGGCAACGCTCTTTGCGGTCTTCTCGTTGTCAACCAGCGTCAGCGTGAACTCCAGCTCCCAATCCGGACGGATGATCTCGCTTGCGCTGACCGATACGCGCGGCCCTTGCATCGTCATTGCCCGCAGCGGCCTTTCAAAGATTTCGTCTGCCTCTGTTACCGAATTGCCGCCCCGCGTGAAGTGGATGTAGTCCGGCTCAACCAGAATCAGGTTGTCTACCTTCGAGGCTGGACTACCGATCTTGACCTGACTTTTGATTACGCCCAGCGCCTCTTTGAGGAATCCCTTAATGACGTAATCCGCCAGACAGAGCACGCCGTCGTCTCGCAGGAAGACAGTCAAGCCCTTGGTTTCAAGGTTTTCCTCCGGCAGCATAGCCGTCTGTTCCTCACTCTTTGCCAGCTTTGCGGCCTTCGCCGCGATAAACTCGCTGTGTACCTTCGGGTTCGCCGCTTGTGCGCCGAGAATGCGCGTCATGCCGTGCAGACGATACGTCCGTCTATCGAGTTGAATCATTTGATACTCTCCTTTTCGTTTTTTTAATATTCAGTTTTCGGTTGCTTTGCCTTTGCCGCGCTTGATCCGACTTCGCGTCGCCATAGCTTAACTGAGCATTGGAGCGCATTGCCACAGCCAAACACTACCCAGCCCTGCCACGCTTCACCTTTGTGCTGGTTTTCATTGCACTGCCGCAGCTTTGCTCGACTTTGCAGTACTCAGCGTTGCCTTCGCAGCGCGGCGCCTTGCCTCTGATTCGCTGAGCGACACCATGCTATACCCATGCGTCACAGCGTAAAGCGTGACCATGCCTATGCTTACCTTGCGATTCTCAAACGCGGCAGTTCCACGCCATCAAACCCGGCCTGATACTCAAGCCCTTCGGCTTGCATCAGCTCGTACAGCCTGCGCTCTTCGCGCTTGGTCAGCGTCTCCGGGTGGTTGATCCGGTTGTAGAGCGTCTTTGTCGAGACGCCAAGGTTCAGCGCCAGCTCGGCCTTGCTCATGCCGGACACGCCGCAGAGCTGACCAACCTGCCGCCGGAAAAGATCGTCTTCCGCGTCCCAATTCCGCTGGCGCTTTTTCATGGTCAAACCTCCTTCCCTTCTTTTTCGGGCGCTTCGACGATATCTTCAATGGATACGCCGAGCACGTTTGCAATTTTTGAAGCATTCTCCAGCCGAGGGAAGCACTCGCCGCGTTCAAGCCGTCCAACGGTTATAAGCGACGTTCCGCTACGCTTTGCAAGCTGCGCTTGCGTAAGATTCTTTTGCTTACGCAACTGCTTGACTTTTGACACGCGCCAAATCCTCCTTTCATCTCAAAATTGACACCGAATCGGTTTTTATTGATTCAGTTTTGATACAACGCTATTATACATCATTACTGATACGTTGTCAATGGTTTTTGTATCAGTTCTGATATTTTTATTTTGTGTCAGTTGTGATATACTAGAGCTAAAAGGGGGTGATACAATGACGAATACATCAGAGCGGATTCTGAATTTACGAAAGGTGAAAAAAATGGGGCAAGAAGAATTTGCCGAGCTTTGTGGGTTGTCCAGATCGTCTATTGCACGATACGAAAGCGGAAAGCCGATAAACCGAATTGCAGCTCAAAAAATATCTGCCGCGTGTGATGTTCCAATTTCGTATATTCTTGACGATCAAAAAGAACCCGGCCATTTTTCAGGCGGGTTCTCTGACGATGAGGTTGAAATTATCTCGATGTATAGGGCTGTTTCTCAAGACGGTCGGGATGCAACGAAATCCTTTTTACGAGCGCTCTCTGGTAAAAACGGAAAATCCACCGTCGCACTGGGCTAAGATCGCGATACATTGCAATGATATACTTTTCTTCTGTTGTCAGCTTTTGTGCGTTTTTTCCTTTTTTCGTTTCCATTTAGATCACCTCGTTCAGTAGTCACGCGCAAACGTGCTGACACAAACGGTTCAATTTGGTTTGTTACTTACCCTCTCCGGCGGCGGCATCTCAAACGGATTTTGCGGTTGAGATGCTACTACAATAATAACAATTATCATCGACACTCCCTCCATTGCTTACATTATATTCATGTCAGAGGGCAAAAAGAATGTGAAAAGAGGTTAAGAAGATGAAAACAATCGTTGCTCTATTGGCTCTGATGTTTGCTATTCTCCCTATATACGTCACGGCAGAAAACGAGATCGACCCGAAGGACTGCATCCCGTTCCCAGCTGACTGTAAAAAAGCGGATGTCGCCATGGCTGCCCTGTATGCCGTTGATGTCCCCAACCCCCAAAATTACGAATGGAGTTCAAACACGGAAGATTTGCATTTCACAGAAGACGGAGTCTTTTCACTCTTGGGTGAAAAAGGTACATTAACAGGCGTTCCGAAGGACGGAAGCGGAAAAACGATTAAAATTTCCGTGTCAGCCCCCATCCCCTTTTTCAGCTCGAAGAATATCGTTGTCGATTCGCCGGAAGGTGAAGAATTGCTAGTCCAAACCGGCGGCGGATTTATCATGGTAGGCACAAGCGGCGACGACTGCTTCACCAGCGAAGAGATTGAGGGAAGAAAATACGGTTTTGCTGATGCGTACCGAATCATGCCCAAAAAAGAGGGCAAGGGTGCAATCATCTACACGATAAACATGAGCAAGCAATACAAGATCAACATCACAGTCAAAAAGTCTGCGCTCATGTCTGAAGAGGAACGGCAAGCCCTGATAGAAAAGGCAGGGGAGAACGCGAAAATCGTCATCGCGGGAAAGAACGTGAATGTCCGCGCGGATGCTTCCGTCGATGCCGACAAAGTCGGAAGCATCAAAGCGGGAGAAGAAGTTATCGTCACTCAGCCGTATTATACGGAGAAGTGGCACCAGATTCTCTATGACGGCGAGCTGTGCTATGCGTCGGCAAGCTATCTTGTAATCAAATAAGCGAATATAGGCAGAACGAAAGAAGGGGCTAAGAATTGGCTAGAGACGGAAAACCGGGGTGCTTGTCCCGCATTTTCAAAGCATTTTCCTATTGCTGCGTGGCAATCGTAGTTCTGACGTTCATCAGCGCAATGGGCAGAGACAGCAATCAGGACACGACAACGCAGACAGATACCCCTGCACAGGTCGAGCAGACCGCCGCACAGGATGAAGCAGGCACATCGTCAAATACGCCTAAGCCCACCAATACTCCAAAGCCTACGGCAACGCCGCGTCCGACCAACACGCCCAAGCCGACAGCAACGCAAGAACCGACCACGCTGGAAGGATGGGCAGAATCCGTCGCGAACTCCGTTTATGGCAGTTACGACCCCAAGTACAGCAGCTTGATCTCTGTGACGTGTGAGCAGATGCTCGGCGAGGATGCGCCCATGATTCAGCTCGACGTGAAATACCCAGATACCTTCATGCGCAAGAATGATGATCGAATGGGCGGCTTCCTGTATAACGCAAAAGAAGCGAACGAGAAGTTCGCAAATCTTGCCAAAGAGGGAAAAATCGTGTACGGGTCAGTTAATATCGTCGCGCATACGACATATCTTGACAAGTACGGCAACGAGAGCGACGGCATGGCTGCATCTATCCGCGTGAAAGCATCGGAAGCAGCAAAGGTCAACTGGGATATTCGCAACTTTACTGCTGAGATGATGCCAGGGATCGCCGTTTCCTTCGGTATCAACCCGATCATCCGCGATGGTCTGTCGCTCGAATACTACTCAAAAATCCGCTACTAATCGCTTGAAATGAAAACAAGCGATGTTTTGCCGACGTCGACAAAACATCAGGTCGCGCTGAGCGACAAAAAAAGGCGCGTCCTGATGGGCGCGTCTTTTGGTTTATTCGGCTTTGCAGCAACACGAGGCAGAAGATGCGAAACCAAGCCCCAACCCGAAATCCGTCGTGTTCGGAACGTTGAAACAGTTTTCCGCTTTGAAAAGTTTGACTGCCCTTTCAAAAGCGATTCTTTTCTGATTCTGCGTCAGTTCGTTGGGCAAGCCTTTCAGGCACGTTCGCAGATTCTCGATGATTGCAAGCACAATCGCGTTTTCCTCTGCCTTGGTTTCTCCGTCTTCAACCATCCACTCCGGGGTACACAATGCAAACATCCGATTCACGTCTTTCATGCGTTCACCGCCTTTCTTTTTTTATCATATGCCGATTTTTGAGGAATATACTATCAAATAATTATCAAAAGGGGGATTTTTTATGGCAAAAGCAAAAAAGCTGCCGTCCGGCAACTGGCGAACACAGGTTTACCTCGGCAGGGATGCAGCAGGAAAGCCAATCGTCGAATCCTTCACCGCATCGACCGCCCGCGAATCTGAACGCCTCGCCGCCGTCGCTGCTGCCGATCACAAGAGGAAGAAGAAGCAAACGCTGACGCTCGGTCAGGCGATGGACGAGTTTATAGACACTTGTCGGGTGCAGGGCTATTCTCCGTCCACACTGAGAGGGTATGTCACCATCCGCAAGAACAGCTTCCCGTCGCTGGTCAATGTAAAGCTCGATCAAATCACGCCCCGCGATGTGCAGAAGGCGCTTGACGACCGGGCGCGGGAACATACACCGAAGACGGTCAGAAACGATTATTTCTTCCTCAAGACGATTTTGGATAAGAACGTCCCCGATCTACAGCTAAACGGAATTGTTCTCGCAAAGCTCAAGCGGAAGAAAAAGCAGCTCTTTTCCGAAAAGTGGGCTGGCGACGTTCTCCGATACGTCGCTGAACGCTGGGAGACGGATTTCTACCTCTACTGCTGCTTCATCGTCAGCGCTGGCTTGCGCCCGTCTGAGGCGTATGCTCTGACGTGGGGGGATTTATCCGCATCCCCTATTGACGCGCTGGATTCGAGCGGCAGGACATACAAAATCGGCACGATCAACATTGACAAGGCAATCGTGCGCGGCGAAAAGGGCTTCCAGCCCAAAGGGACAAAAAGTGACGCGGGAGAGCGTGTCCTGCGCGTTGACTGGTCTTTCTTTGAGAACCTTTACGACGCAAAGCCACGAGGAAAAGACAACGAACAGGTTTTTCAGATGAAGCCCAGCCGTGTTATTTACAGATGGGATATAACGCGCAAAGACTTAGGGCTACCGGAAACCATGCGCTTTTACGATCTGCGCCACTTCTTCGCAACGTCGGTCGCATACTCCGGCGCATCCGAGGAAGAGCTTGCCCGCGTCATGGGTCATTCTACATCCGCTTTCTCCCATCAGGTGTACGTCGAGCTTTTCCGCGAACGGCAGGACGAAATCAACGCCAAAATGGCGGCGGGAACAGCGGCCTTGTACGGGTCTGTTTCGGCTAAAAAATAGCCGTTTTCGAGCACCATTTCACACGAAAATTCACACGTTAAGTCAAAAATCTTTGTATTCTTTGATTCTTTATACTGGTTCGTCGGGTTCGACCCCCGCCACCGGCACCACGTGTGAAATCCAGAAGCCACAACGGTTTCTGGATTTTTTCTTTTGTGCTCTGGTTTTTCTCGTGTAAAATTCTACTCGTTTCGTGTATTACTTTCCCGCAAGAGTGCAATCATTTTCAAAATCATTTCACACGATAATTCACACGCAACGAGGTCGAGGATTTCCCCCCGACCTCGTTCTTCATGCTTTGCGCGTTTTCAGCTTTCGGATTGCCGCTGCGTATGCCTTCGGCGCGACGATCTGCAAGCCCCGAATCGTGTCTTCCAGCGCATCGACAAGCTCAGCAGATGACAAGCCTGCACACGCAGCGCGGAACTCGTTTTCCGGCTCTGCCGCCATCGAGTACGCCGAAACGGGCGCTTCCCTCACATCCTGCACAGATTCGCTCGCCATGTGTGCCCGAAGGCCGTACAGTACCGCCAGACGTTCAGCGTCTTTCACGCTCGTTCCTTCGCGCTTGATTTTGGTGATGGTTTCGTCGATCTCTTTCAGGTCGATCAATGCCGCTCACCGCCCGTCAGGCGTTGCGCAGCTCGTCCATTGCGCGGCGGATGATTTCGCGCTGTTCGCCGGTCGCGTCGCGCATGATCTCTTCCATCTTGCGCATCATGCTTTCGCGCCCGTCGTCGCGGCTGTAATGCCCGCGCACATAATGCTCGCCGCGACGATCGTTGCGCCCGTAGCTTCCGCGCACGTCAGCGCGCCACTCCGCGCTGTTGCTGTACCCTTCGTCCTCAAGGATTTCGATTTTGTCAATATTCTTGATGGTGTCGGTCAGCTTGTGAACGGTTTCGAGGTCACCGGGGTTCATGTCGCGCTTGGCGGCGATTTTGTCCAGCTCATCGCAAAGCATATCGCGCAAGTCGCGCATCGCTTTCATACCCATACTTTTCTCCTTTCTCACGCCTGCCGCGTGACGATCAGGTTTGCGTTTGCAACGTCAATCGCTTGCGCACTGATGTTTTTCAGTGCGACGGTTACGCAGCATCCACGCGGCACATCGACAAATGCGGAGACGGAAACGTTGAAATAGTTCTCGACCGCCGCAGGTGTGACGATGGCGACGGCACTATTCAGCGTCTCGCCGTTTATCGTCAGCGCAACGGAGATCGCTTCAACCGTTCCGCCAGTCGGGATGGCAACATTCCCCGTAAAGTCCACAAAGTACCGCGCTCTGCACTGGTTTGTCATGCCGCGAAGCGTTACGATTCCCGCGCCCTCTCGATGGACGATGCACGGAGAGCCGCAAATCGGCGTTTCGGTCAGCGGTAGATTCTGGCCAGCCGCGACAAGTGCCGTGCTGGAGTTGGTATACTCAGCCATAGATTATCTCCTTTCATAGAGAAACGGCGGGACACATTCGCCCCGCCGTCGTTGCAGAATCAGCTCAGGGCTGAACAGCTCGGTCACGCCGAACAGTTGCATCTCTTATGCGATTTTAGCAGCTACAACCGGCGTTTGCAGCGCAGCCGTAACCGTAACCGCCCGTGTAGGGGTTCGGCACCTGATACGCAGGAACGGCGACAGGCTGACGCAGCGCGTTGATGATCTGCGCCGTCTGCGCTCCCATCTCCGTGGTGAGCAGCGCCGACTGGCGATCCTGCGACGCGGCGCGGCGAAGATCGGTGTTTTCCGCCTGCAACGTTGCGATCTTGTCCTGCGTCAGGAAGTCGAGAATCGCACGGCTGTTGGCGTTCTGGTTGTCGATCACGTCGCGGGTGTTGCTGTTAAGCGTGTTCTGGATGGCGCAGAAGCCCTGCTGCATCTGGTTGCGCGTGTCGCAAGCCTGAGTAGCGAGGTTGTAATTCACGCCCTGAATCGCTTCGCGCGTCTCGCAGCAGCAGTTAGCCTGCTGCATCTGCATCGTAAAGAGCTGCTGCATGAGCGCCGCCTGCTGGTTGGCGCGGGAAAGCTCCGCCGCGCTGAAACCGCTATTGACGGCGTTGGTGATGGCGTAGGTGCTGTCGCAAAGCCCGTTCTGGATGGCGCGGATGCCGTTGTCAATGCCGTTGATGGCAAAGCCTTCGTTGATGTCCGCGCGGGTCGCGTAGCCCTGGAAGCCCGGCGAATTAGCGCCGTTGTTGCCGAAGCCGCCGCCCCAGCCCATGCCGCCCCAGCCGCAGAACATGAAGAGGAACAGAACGATGATCAACCACGCGCCGTTCCCGTCTCCAAACATGCCGCCGTTGTTGCGATTTCCGCCCGTTACCGCCGCAATATCGGCAGGGGTCATTTCAGAGGTTGTCAAAGACATTTTTACACGTCCTTTCTTTTTTATCGCTAACCGTGCGCACGGATTTAGCCGTTAGAGGCCTTCAAAGAGGCTTTGGAACTGTCGGGCGATGCCGTAAAGCTGATTAAACTGTTGCTGCGTCATCTTGCCGCTGTTGAGTAGGCGCTGAACCTCTTGCTGCGGATCGCCTCTAAACTCAGCTTTGAACCGCTTGAACTCCTGCGCCATTCGTTGGAACTGTCCCATCTGTCCGGGCAGATTCCCAGACATGCCTTGCATCGCATTAAACAGCGGGTTGCTCATCGACTGCATCCTCCTTTTTTCTGTTCGGCTTTTTTGCCAGCGCATCGACCCGCGCCACAAGCGCGTTGAAGTCGTCGCGGGTCACATAATCGGCTGATTGCACGGGAGGATCGGCCTGTCTCGGCGCTGTCCTCTCGGTGTAGTCAAAGATTCGCATTGACGGCATACCGCTTGCGTCCGCAGATTTGAGGTAAAACGTCAAGGATTCGCTGTCCATCAGCAGAACACCGCTTCCGGGGCTGACCGGGTAGCTTTTCGCCGCTGCTTCGCCCTGAACCCAGATGATTCCGCCGCTATTTTGAGCTGGCGCTTGCTGCACTGGCTGCTGCGGCATATACGGCTGTGATCTGAGCTGCGCGAGTTGATCTTGCATTGGCGGGTAATAACCGCCGTATGGCTGCTGCCAGCCTTGCATTGGATAGGCCATCAATCATCCCTCCCAATAGTAAACGGGCGTTTCGCCGCCGCTGTCCCATGTGTCATACCAATCACCGTTCACGACCGCGAGAACGTGTCCATTTGTCGCTAAAACATAAACGCCGCGTGGAAAGTCTCGGCAGAAGTCCGAAACCGTGTAGCAGTCCGGGCACGTTTCCGGGATGCTGTGACGTTTGAAGCCTTTGCGCCGAAGATACGCGCCCCAGACATGATTCGCGTTTGGCATATCCCCAACGCAGAAACCGTCAAGGCAAAGCGCGACGAATACGCTTTCCCATGTTTGACCTGTGGCCTTGCTTACGGCTCTAATCGCGCAGTCGCCGACACGAGAATGAAAAGGGTTTGGATTAAATGGAACAAACACGCTCTCACCTGCTTCTACTCCCATTTTTGCACAAAAAAAGGACGTGCACCTATCAGATGCACGTCAGATTTGTATCAGGTTTTTGTCATTCCGTGAACGGAAAGTCTTTAAGGAATTTCATTGATTAGTGTCGTCCGGTTTGCGCCTATGCGCTGGCGTAATGGGCAGAGACAGCAGCCCCCAATCCTTATAATGATGTACAGACCTCTTACAAGATGGCGATCCACGCATACACGCCGCGATTTTTTGAAAGCCCCGTGAGATACGACCCGCGGCGAGGTCTCGCTCGTCCTCTGGCGTTTGCGGCTCAAAGAGCCGGTAATTATTCCGCGCCCAGTCAAGCAGATTTGTGCATGGTACTTGATTCCCACTCGGATCGACCAGCACCCATATTTTGCTTTCACGATTTTGCGGCCCGCGCTGCCCCTCCGGTTTTGCAAGCGCCGCTTGCAAAGCGCGCGGCTGTAACTCGTCCATCCGTGCCTTAATGTCTGGGTTTTCTGCGCGTCGTCTTTTCGCGTCTTCTCCCCACTTGCGCGGCTTATCATGCGACGACTTCGCCGCCCGAAGACGGCGGCAGGCATCCGAGCAGGTCACGCGGTTGTCCGAGCGGTATGAGTCAAACGGCTTTCCGCAGATTATACACGTTTTTGTGATTTTCCCAACCGCCTTACACCCGCATGATTTCGTTTTGCCAGAGATCAGGTTGCTCGCGTAGTACGACTTAACGCTTCCGCATCTCAGGCATTCCGCGTCGCATTGTGTCTTAGACGACGCTTCCGGCGGCCGCCAAATCCGCAGGACTTTGAGATCGCCAAACACGTCGCCAACCTGCATATTAAGCTTTCGCGGCATATTATCGCCTCCCAAACTCACCACCAACAAGGATGCGCGGCAATCCCCTATACATTACCGCGTCCTCGCCGCGCGAATCTACCCAGCGCGCACTGCCGATCTCATCGACGGTCATCGGTTGCTCACCCTGCCAGTCCGCGAGGGTAAACTGTACACCCTCAGACTGGATCACAGCAATGATCCCGACATCCGGATGATCGACGAGATAAAATATCCCATACTCGTCGATCACCGTCTCGGACACGATTGGGAGTGCCAGCGTGCATCCGGTCTCCCAATCATAGACGGCCAGCCTCTGCGCGTCGCCCCGAAGGTAGGCGGTCGAAACGCCCAGCGCGTCCGCCAGCGCAGGCAGAATCTTGTTGCCGGGGTTACTGCTCCCCCCTTCGTAATTATTGAGCTGCTGGGCGGATATACCCAACATATCCGCCAGCTCTTTCTGTTTCAATCCGCGCAAGACGCGCAGCTCTTTAATATTCATGTTTTTTCTCTTCCCCCCTTTAAAATATTACTTGCGGCTTGTAATCGCCGCTATCGCGGTCAAAGTGCATCAACGTCAGATGCACTCCGTTTTCCGCACACGCGGCAATGACTGCTGCCGTGGCCGCCGTCAATCCGGTGACGTAGACCACCAGCGCACGGCGACCGCGGAAGCACTCCGTGTCTGTGTAATCGTTGCCGTTGATCGGCTGGGCGTACACAGATTCAACGCCCACGCGGGTGCGGATGAACTTAACCGCGCCCACCTTGAGACCGTCAAAATCCAACGGATTGACGGTCTCCGGATAGATGAACTCCGTCACCGGCAGCGGGTGACGAGCGGCACAAAGGCCGACGATAATATTTTCCATTTTTTCTCCTTTCCGTCGCCCGCGTCTGCGGGCGACGAAATCATGCCTTGTAATTGCGGCAACGGACACCCGCACCGCGGCGGGAACAGGTCAGCCGCTTGCAGGACGCGCAAGCACCGACACCCTCACAGGTGATCGGCTCATACACGGGGATTGCCTCGTATATGTCCGGATTAACCCCGGCGACCTCCCAGCGGTTAGGCCAGCGGGTTTTCACCGCCTCGGCGGGGATGGAGTCCGCCGGGAAGCTCCGCCCCTCGTAATCTGACCGCTCAATGTTGTACCCGGTCAGCCGGTACCCCTCGCGCGGAGGGAAGACAAACGGCTCCCAGTCCGGAGCGGGATCAGCGGAGGCAACGCGGCGCGGCTCTTGCTTGCCGTCCTCCTCGACAATGACGCGGTAGTCGCTGTCCCCAGCGTATTCGCGCGCCTCCTCCGCGGTGATCTCATGACGGGCGATGTCCTCACCCACCAAATAATACTTTTTCATGCTTTCCTCCTATCGGTTGTTTCCTTGTTTCTTATGTCTGTATTATACATCTTTTTAATTTACTTGTCAAGTATTTTGTAAATTATTTTTGTTGGTTTTTGCATTAAAAAAAGCCCCTGCCATCAGGCAGGGGTGTTATCATCTGTATATATAGATGCAGACATTCGTCTCTTAATCTCGCGGATGCTGCGGCTGACAGTTGCGGGCGACATGCCCAGCGTCATGCTGATCTGCACAATGCTGTAACCGCGCCAGAGCAGGTCAAAGACCTGCCCCAGCCGGACATGCTCGTCAAAGCCGCAGCGGCGGGCGATCTCCTCTTTCGTGCGCCTATCAAAATCAAGGCGCACAGAAAATCGCCTCCTTTTACACGCTGGCTTCCTCGACCACTATGGGCGCGGTGCTCTCCAACTTTGCAATCTCGGCATTCACCAACTCGACAAGCTCATCTGTATCCAACTTATATCCATGCGCGTCAAGCCGCTCCTTTACCCATGCCAGCTTCTCTTCGCCACGTCCGGAGCCAGTGTACAGCTTCTCGGCGGCGAAAACAAGGATAGACACGAGATCTCGAATTTCACGGCGCTGGTCAAGCGTCGTCTTTGCCTTAATCCACGGGACGATGTACCGCGTAATCAGCGCGGCCACGAGGACGATCAGCGCCTGAAAGATGGGGGTCAGGTCAATATTAGACATAGATAGCCTCACTTTCTGCTCGGTCTTCACCGGGCAACGTCACAAAAATTTACGCTCCTGCAAACACTTGTGATAAGCGTTTTTGATGATTTCGACGGCTTCAACCGTCTTGTGGTTTTCAAACTCTGGATGTGCTTTGCAATACGTTTCATAGGATTTTGCGTCGTCAAAAACTTGCTCAAAATGCTCTTTGCTGTGTTTGACGCTATTATAGCACTCGTCGGAAAACCGCTGGATGCGGGCGCGGGAGATTTTAGCAAATTCAAGGTCATTTTTCGCCTCAATCCTGCTCATGCGTTCCTCTAACGAGCCAACGAGCGCCTTTCGCAAGCCACGAAATATCCATGACAGCGGATGCGCCTTGATCGGCGAGATCTCAATCAGATTCAGCGCCAAGTATATCAGCACGAGCGTGAGTGTGCTGTGCGTCGTGACAGCCGCTTGCAAGCCGTCCAGCAGCTTTTGTATGGTCATCGGTTAATCCTCCGCCAGCGCCCACGCGCCGATCAGTGTGATATACACGCCGTCGCTCCTGCACAGGGTCGTCGTGGCAGGTTTTCCTTTTTCGCCCTCCTCGACGATCAGCACCGTGTCCTCGACCAGATGCTCGCTGGACATGTACCCGGCCTCACCACTTTCCAGCACGCCGAAGACCCAGCCCGTGCCGCCCGCCTCGCGGATGATGTTCACCCGCGCGCCGTTCTCGGCTTTTGCGATGACCTTTGACCTCGTGCTTGCGCCCTCGCGGATGTTGAGATATCCGCTGGTCACGCTCACCGTCGCATTGCCAAAAATCTTTTCTGCTTCACTCACTTCCGTTTTTACTCCCTCCGAATAGTCCACACCGATCATCCGATGCGCCCCCAGCCCGTTCCAGCCGTTCTTTTCCGTCAGCGCGGTTTCAACCACGCCGCCACGGCTCTTGCTTGAGTGGATGACCGTGCCCCGCTCCGTCACCAGCCCAGTGTGGCTCACGTCGCCCGTGCCCACGCCCATGAACGCCAGCATGCCCGCCTTCGCGCTGGAAATCCCCGTCTGCCGCCAGATCAAATGGCGATACTTCGGCACGCTGTCAAAACTGTTCCAAAGCTCGTTTGTGCCCGCCGTCGTGTAGCGCTTGTCGCCGCCCGGCGCTGTGCGGATGACCTTCTTGATGAGGTTGATGCAGTCCAGCTCGCTGTAAGGCGTTCCGATCAGCTCCCGTGCCGCGCGGATGGCCTCGCTTGTTTTAATCATTGGCTTTTCCTCCTTTCCGTTTTTATCCGAGCAAATGCCCTCGCATCCGATGGAACTGTTTCAGCGTCTGTCTGCGGGCTAAAGCATACTTTCGGATGTTTTCTTCCGTCGGTTCGATGCCCCAGCTGTACAGGTAGTCAGTAATGTACTCGATGGCCCATTTCCGCGCCTGTTTTCTTTGCATTTCATATTCTTTTTTGCTTTTCATTCGTCCCATGCACCTCCTGCGCGGATGAAGCGGCCAACCAGACAGCCCGCCGCGAAGATGATCGCGCCGCCGACGATGATGCCAAGAATAATCATGGTTTTGCCTCCTCCCATTAATTAAAGCCCTCTTTAGTTAACTTCTTATTTCGTTACAAAACACTTTTGCATTCCAATTATCTGGGAATGATACAGGAGATGACGAACTGCATCCGCTATATGTAAGGTCGCATTTTACATCCGTTTCTGTTCCAAGGTTTGAAGTTCTAAAATTTCCTTTAAACCATGAATTGACTACTGTGATTCTGTTATGCGATACATCAGAATTAATCGGTCCGTGATATGATGCATCATTTCCAACGCTGTTCGGATTATACGGATTCGTTCCGATAAACACACAGTTTTCAATGCATATATCCGTATATTGGCCAAGGCCTCCACCGAGTGCTTTACTGATATAAGTTACTATATCTGGAATTGCTGAATTATCTAACTCTATATAACAGTTTTTATACATGTGCCTTACATGATTTGTCGCTCCGTTTGATTCATCATGAAGCGCATAAACAGTATTTTTTGATACAATATGAAGATTTTCAATCTCAAAATCCGTTCCTACACTCTGCGAATCAAGCGGCGAAAACATATTACATACGTCGCTTTTATTTTCACCTGTATATTCACAGTAGATAAACGCACCGCTTTCAAAGTAATAATGGCATCCGTTTCCAATTGGGATACCTCTTTTACCACTTGCGCGAATAGCATCAATCAATTCGTTTGTATATATATACGTTCCATTTTCAACATACACGTCACAGTTTGTTGTATTATATGCGTCAAGCATTTTATCATAAAATGATTGGATTCCGTCTTTTACAGAGATAACAATCTTTTTTCTTGCTTCGGCATAAATAATTTCTTTGTGATATGGAACAAACGGAAGCGATTCCGTTCCGTAATTCAGCATCCACGAAGTCTTATGAGGTTCACACGAGTCTTTTGCATACAATGACGCTCTAAACCATGAATCAACTTCTGCTGTATATTCAGTTACATTTTCTGAATACCATACTTTCGTATTTTTGTCTGCATTAAGTGCTATTGCTCTCTTTAATTCGTAATTTGATGCAATTGTCTCTCCTGCTTTTACAAAGATATAGTCGTTAGTCACATATTTAGTGGCCTCAGGGAATATGTTATTATTACTGTCTATTATTCCAACAACAAACTTTGAAGGGTCTGCAAGGTTTGACAGGTCATAAAACTTTCCATATAAAGCATCTGTTTCTTCCTTTAGTTGACTAATCGCTTTTCCCGCCGCTTTCGCGTCCGCCGCCGCGCCCCCCCTGGGTCAGCGTCGCGTCGATGACAGCATCCTTGCCCGGTTCGCCTTTTGCGCCCGTGTCCCCCTTGTCTCCTTTTTCGCCCTTGGGTCCCTGCGGGCCAATCGGGCCTGTTTCACCCTTGGGTCCCTGCGGGCCTTGCGGCCCTACAAAGTCGCCATTATCCAACCGCTGCTGTACTTCGTCCGCGATCGCCTGCGCGGCGTTTCCCGCCTGCTCAACGTTGGCCAGCGTGCCAGTTGCTTTGTCGATCCATGTTTCGACCGGATCAGGCGCTGGGGCAGTTGCATTGCCAAGAGACTCGCTGACGCGCGTACAGGCAATCGCAGTCTTGATGACCGTGCCATCCGCGTCTCGGATTGTGATTTGGGCTTGCCCGCTTCCGGCTTTATCGCCGATATCCGCGCGCGTAATCTCCCATGTCAGGATACCGCCCTCTTGTTTCACCGTCGCCGGATACTCCGCCCGGCCAGGCGGCTTGACCGTGATCGACGCAATAGCATCCGGATACTGGCTTAATATGCTTTTCAGATCGATCAGTATCCGCGTCGCGCGATTTTCGCCGACGCGGCCAAGCAGCAGCGCTTGATCGCCAAAACGGTCAAACGTCAGAATGATATCACGCATCACGTTCTCTCCCTCGTTTAACTCAAGCTCAAATTGGCATCCTTGTGTTTTGTTGAGGCCAACAAAACACGCATCCACTTGTTTTCTTAAAAGTTTGCCCCGCTCACACGGGCGGGGCATTGTCGGTTATTCTTCCGCCAGCTCCGGCAGACCCGCGTCCACCAGCAGCTCTTTGACCTTCGCCTTGAGCTTGGCCGGGACATGCTTAAACTCGGTCTTGCCAAGGATTACGCGCTGCGCAAAAAACATCGCCATCATTGTTTCACCCCCTTTCCCCATGATTTTCAGCATCGTCCAGATGACCAGATCACGCATACACAATTCCTGCCATCTCGGCCACGCAGTCTTCCAAAAAATCGTTTCGGTCGCTGAGCGCCTGAATCTGCGCTTTGAGGAGCGTGCGCTCCTTCTCTTCCGCTGTCGGTTCGGGCGCGGGCAATGCGTCAAATTCCGCATCCATCTCGGCCTGTGTCCGCTGCGCAACCAGCCCGTCCACGAGCTTGTAGCGGT